GGGGGCTCGGGGGGAACCGTAGGTTCCCCTGAACAAATGGGCTAATAAAATCACTATCAGGTCTTCTGGAAAAAATACCCTATATAAAAGTACAGGATACAAATCCAGTTTCTATTATAGAAACAAAATGTGATATGGAAGATTGTCATATAATAATTCCGGGATATATGGAACACGATCCAAAAGAAGAGTCATATAAGAAATCTATGAAAGATTAAAGGAGGGGTGAAAGATTAAGGGAGGGGGGCTCGGGGGGAACCGTAGGTTCCCCTGAACTTTATTCGGTTTCTCCTCTGGCACTCTCGGAATCGGCTGTGTCCAATAGAATCTACATTTCGCAGATTTCTTTTCACAGAACCAATTCAATGTATTAATACGATCATGTTTTAATCGGAAAAGGATATCATCGATTTTCGTATTATTTGGCTGACGCTGTTTCATACGTAGTATTTTACGTAGGGCATATTGTTCGTCCAATAGGTCCATATCCAGAGGAGTACGACATAGGGGACAATCATTCTCATCTTGTACATATGTCCATTTATGAAGGCATCCTAGATGAAATACGTGTCTGCAGTTGGTGATACAACCGTATTTTGTATTATCGACGGCGGTATTATCAATACACGTATAGCAAATAGGGCATTCTGTTGGTTCTTTCGTTTTCGACGTTCTCGACATTTTTATTTATATGACATTTATCATATAAATAAAAAAATGAATCAATTCAGGGAACCTCCCGGTGGTAGTGTCCGTGTGCCCCCTTCGGGGGCACATTGACATAGGTTCCCCTATCGTACCTTATCCCCTCCCTTCGTATTTTTAATTTATCTTATATTAGATTAATGCGGTTTGTTAATGCGGTTGGCTCGCTCGGTTGGCTCGCGCGGTCTGCGAGTGCTATCGCGTCATATAGAAAATAGTTATTTTATATGGATTTAGAATTTTACCCCCATTTATCATAGTGAAAGGGATGGACGTAACAGAAGGGCTCAATGCATTCTTATCACTATCAGATTCATATACTATAGGACCAAAGAATTTCGATATAGGCGGCGACCCCTTCTCAACTCCTCTAATAAACTTTCTATTAGATATTTCCAATACGGTATATAACCCCTATATTCCCCTATATAATATTTTATCAGATAGAAAATATGATACGGTTACTTCGTTTTCGGTTCTCAACGTTTTAGTGAAAAAAGCCCCGAATGGCCAATATCTATTTGATAAAGAAGCTGCAAGGTGTCATATAGAATTATGTATATGGTCATTAATCCCCTATGAAGGGAGAGTTTATATAAAGGTCTATGAGGGGGACAGAAGAGGGATACCAGGGAAAAAGCCCCATGAAAAGTACATACAGACGAATATGCATTGGTTGAAATATCATTCATTAATTTTCGACATATGTGATGAGAATTGGTGTGAACTATATGTGGACTATGTTAAACAGACGTATATAATTGCGCAATATTAATCGGATTATTTATTTCTTCATTAATTCTTTTTCTTTATTTATTTCCTCCATAAAGAGAGGATCTTTCGTGGAATATAAATATATGAAAAGAAAAGCCATCAAGAAAAAGAGAATAAATATTATCCATGCAACGGCCATCCAATTTTTCTTACAGAAATAATCTATTACAACCATTATTATAATTGCAAAAATAAAATCAAATAGCATATTTATTTCATCAAATCCAAATACAAAAACATCTATTATCATTAAAATAATACCGATTAAACCACCGTATAATGCAGGAAAACAAACGTCAAACATATAATATTATATTATATATTTATTCACATTAGTCTAATATTACCATATCATACAGTAATATGAAACTAGTCAATTGTAAACAAAGTCATATAGAAATATTTCTATATGACATAACATGCGATCCTATATGATTACTACTTTTATTTGGGCCATATGGTCTTTTTCAGGAATTTTTATTCTAGGATATTCGGTTTATATAAAAGACGATCTACTCATAGTTACGAGTGGCGTAAATGTCGGTCTCACTATTACAATTATCGCATTGAAATCGTGGCAAGCCACTTTCGAGAACTGTTTGTTACGTCAAATAGAAGAATATGATACAGAATTTGATTATGAACCCGGCTATGACTATACGTCGAACATTGACCTCTTATATCATAATCCATTTTCATGTAGGATTCGAGATCGATCTATAGGACAATTATAATTCCGGTATCTTCGGTAAAGGGGCAACCACCACAGTGGAATATTTGGTCATATAGTCATCAAATGTCGTCAAATTATTCGCATACTCCGTCATTTTATCTGTCTGGCCCGCTTTAAACATATTTTCTAAACCCTTCACTTGTGATAATGTAAGGGGTGTAGTTATAACCCCATATTCTGGAATAGTATCCGGAATGAATCTTATAGGACTCCTTATAAAGAAATATTTCGCACGAATATCGCGGGTTTTATTGAGAACCAACCAATTGACCGCCCAGTTCTCGAAATTCAAATCCGCCAGTCTTATATTAAATAGTATGATCGGTAAGTCGAGATGGCTAGCAATGATCCATATATCCAGGTTTGTCAAATAGTATTCTTCATTTAAAATGGCCTCATCTATAGTAATCGCCTTCTTTCTTAACTGTGTGACAATGGCCTTCTTCCCCTCTTTCCCCCATATGGCGAGAACCTTCTGAAAATTCGCCTCGTTCTCAAATAATCCGCGGTATTTATCCAATAGAATCTGTTTGAGAGATGTCTGTGTTTCCCTTTTCTCTATTTTATCTATTTTATCTATAATATCGAGAACCACGGCGAATGTACATGCGGCACTAGTATGATATACATTCTCCTGTGTATTCGGCGGTAGTCGTTGAATCCATATATTATTCGTATTTCCAGGTACGAAAGCCGTCTTCTTAATACATTCCGGTTGGTCACTTTGTAGAGGTATGACGGCTTCTTTAATGGCCGCTAATTTCATCTGTTCTTTATGTGGAATACGGTCGGCGTATTTCTGTGTAATATAAGGATTCCCCATATCATGAGTTATATTCATCTGCCGTTTATGTGGCACTAACTGGGTGAAATATTCGCTAGATAACTGCGAATTCAAAATCAGCATTTCCGAAAAATCGATATTATAATTCGTATTCGGAATATTTATATTGGACTCTAGAACGAAGAATTGGATACGTTTATATCGCAAGAGTTCGTCCGCCATCCGGCGATAATATAGCCGTTCATTATCGACGAATTCCCCCTCCGGATTCGCATATAAATGCCGTTTAGGTATTAATATCCGCTGCTTCCCATTCTTCGCAATACAATAGCGTTTGGTAGTATCACCAGGCCGGCATATCATGACGTTCTCGAATGCCAGGAAATCCATATCTTTATTCGCCAATACAAATTCGACGTGATTTTTCGCCAAACCACGTAGAATCTTTTCTATATGACCCAACCTTGTCCTATACATCCATTGTTTTATGGGTTTCGATAATCCACTCTCGAAATCCTCGGGATATATGATCTCCATTATGTCTTTCAACGTACCCCGGTTCTCGTAGTCTTTCAATAAAATCTGGATAGTCGTCCGGAATGCCACATAGAATTGTTCTTCTAACTGTATTCGCCGAACGACGAGTTCCCTTTCTTGATCGCCCTTCTTAGTAGTAGTGAGAACCTTATCCGCCACTATATAATTATGCCCTCTTAAAACGGGAATACCGTCTTCTGTGGCGGCCTCGGGTGGATTCACTTGGATGAATTGGTTGGTCTCCGTTAAAATTCCTACTATAAGACCGTCTTCGTCCACCTTCACCATAGGTCGACATAATATCTCCCCCTTGGTTCTCTGATTTATCTCCGTCAAACTATCGCGCGTTATCATATAGGATTTCCATATTTGGATATCATCCATGAAAACGGTGGGTTGATCGGGGGATACGCCACTAGGATTCGTAGGAATGAAAATGGCCTGCGGTCCTGTCAAATAGAATCCAATCACTTTACCTTGATAGTTGAGAACCTGTTTTTCTATTTGATAGTTATATTTTGTCAAGATAGCGGCGATTTGGTGGGCCGGATAATTCTTTTTAAATTCGTAGGTTCTCGGAGGAATACTTTGTAGGGGAGAACAATATTTCGTCGTGGATGTCCGTATAATACGGAACGTCTCTTTAAGGGTAAGGGGTGCAGTATCCTCCGAGAAGAGTTCTCTCAAAACGGGATTATCCTGGTATTCATATATGGATTCGTAGAATGGGCCGCGTTTCAGAATAATGGCGGTGGGTTTCTTCGGATCATAGAAAATCGTCGAATATGCATTTATAGGACATAACAGATGGATATTATCCGTGATATCTGCGTCTTCGATTTCCAATATTGCGAGATTGAGTCCTATAGGAAATAATGCGCGATTCGGTGTGGATACGATGTCCCATAGAAAAGTATGATCTATCAACGACTCCGAATTACGTAGATATGCGACGAAGTTCTCGAATGCGGCCACAGTATATATCAAAAAATCGACCTGGGCCTCTTCGCTCATATCGATAGATGCCCGGAATTTGGAGGATTCGTATTTGGCCTTCTTATAATTATCTTCGTCGGATTCTTCTAACCGGGATTTCTTGAATGCGCCTACGAGAGAACCGTTATGGTATTGGATGAAAGAATCTAAGGTGATCGCGTCTGGTATAATACGCGTAGTCATTTCCCTGATACTGGGCACTTTCTCCAATTTCTTTTCTATTTTATATAAATCGGCGAGAACCCCGACAAAGGATTGTAATTCATTCTGTTCTGTTCCGAATCGTAGGAGGGGTGCGATTGCATCCTCTCGTATGAAAGAGGGATTAAGTGGGTCGATCACGTTCGAATAGTCCGTCTGTAGGAATCCCTGTGCCGAAATGGGGAGGAATCCCCAGCGGTTTTCAGGTAGAATGGCTTTTTCGATACCGAGAACATATTTCTCGCGGCGGACGGGGACCACGGCACCTTGAGAACCTAGACGCCCAGGGGGAATTACTGGGTTCTCCTGGCTACATTGATCTCTACGCTCTTTCTGACCTTTCGAATCCCATAGTTTTTTGAAACAACAGGGGACGCAGTGGCCATCGGGATGGACATCCTTTTCCAAGAAATTCGGTACATTTTCCATATAATTCCCATCGCCATCCCGGTGTTGTTTACCCCCATCTTCGTCGAATTGATAGATATAATGCCCCTTCCTCACCTTTTTCTCCCCGCGTGGTAGAACGAGACCGCATGCACTGGACCCCGGTTTCTCGCGCTCCATACGGATACTTTCTTCGACTTCTTCCTCGGTCATAGGGCGCTGTGTCAATAGACACCAATATCTGGGGCATATATAATGGAATTTATTCGCCGGATTTGTCCCATAGGAGATAGAATGTTTATATGACCCTGGGAACTCACGATCGATCCGGTCTTTTTCCGCCTGTGTTAAAATGACGGGCTGGCGGTGTATATTGGACGGACACATACGTGAATATGTTTTGAATTTACCTTTGGGGGTAGAGAGGAAGAGAGTAGGTTCTCGTTTCACGAGGCGGTTCAAGAAGTAATTCGAATTTTTCGTTTTCAGAGGCATACCGTCAATCTTGGCTTTATATTGGTCTAATAGATAGGGTTCGATACCATCTTCAGATTCGGGAGATACGCCACCCTTCGTAGAAGATCTACTACTAGTATCTCGAGAACTTGTATCGCTATCTTCTTGAATCGCATTTTGTAGGAAAATATCGTCTTCTACATCTAACTCCGCCTCTAACTCCTCTTCTCGATAGACCCTCGCGTTTTGTCCTATAGAATCATTCTCTATCCCGCCTTCGGCGGGTATTTCCAAATCTTCTATTTGACCATCTTCCACTTGTTCCTCTTCCTCCTCTTCGATGGCATTTTGGAAAAAGATATCATAATCCTCTTCTTCTGTCTTCTTCATATTCTTAAAAGTGAGAGGTTGGCTCATTTTCTTCGTAGTAATCACGTTCTCGAATACCTCTTTTTTTGTATCTTTTTCGGCGGCTACCGCCGCCGCCTTGGGAGACTTTTTCTTTTCCAGCAATTTCCGAATACGGGCAGGCTTGACCTTCGTCGTATCCGGCGCCTGTGTCAATCGTAGAATACTATCTATATGACGGAAAATACAGTCGATATATTGCGTATCAACGATATTTTGAATCTGGATCTCCAGCCGATTATCCAATAGTTCTACGATACGGAATACGACGGGGAACCCGGGGTTATCTACGATCTCTATATTTTTATTCACATAATGTCCCTCGATTTTCGAGAACTCGTCGAAGAACTGGGCGATTCTCAATATGGCCTGTTCCTCCGTCATCCCGAATTTATCCATGAGAGAACCCACTATTTCCCGTTCGTTCTCCGTCTGTTTAAATAATTCTGCTATATGACTAGATTCGTCGTTCATCTTCACGTAGTTTTCTACGCGAGTATATCGCATATGGATCCCTTCTTCCAAACTTCCTTTTGGCGGATTATCAAATAGAAATTGTAATAGATTCCATTGATCTTGGAATCTGATATTTTTCGTAATCATCAAAGACATTTTATATTTGATATCGACGACTTCAATCGTATCGGCCGAGAAGTTCTCGAATGTTCGTAATTGGAAACTACTACGGAAAAGGAAATCGTTGACTTGTCCTATAAGATAATTCACATTTACTTTGATAAGGGTTTCTAATTCTTTTATTTGAAGGGGAGTGGCTAATTTGCATTTAATACGTATATCGCCATTTGCGAATAATCCGATTTCTATTTGACTTTGCTCTGGTGCTGTGTCTTGCACTGCTGCTTGCACTGCTGCTTGCAGTGCCGCTTTCGCTTGCGCTTGCATAGGCATATAAAATGCAATTTGATGCGATTTCGCCATGGTTTTCGAGAGAACCATAATGATATTTTTATCCAAGAAGGGTATTTTAGAACCCATATTAGTAATAGCCTCCGAATAGAACCGATATATTTTCTCCCGTCTAATACCCGGATTATATTTGATAAACGGGATACGCATAGTGGCGTGAATATTCTTGAAAATGACTTCCAATGGTAGCGCGATTTCCTTTTCCGGATGCATAATAAATGTGAAATCGGTGATACCGTTCTCGATATAAGGCATTTCTTCCGTCCTCTCTTCGAATATGTCATATAGAAGATCTATGGATTCGCATTCTAAGATAGACCGTTTACTATTTATAACCGCAGTATCCTTTATAAGACCCTTTTTCTTAGCGAATAGATCATCGCCGCCAAATATATTTTTCTTAAAAAGCATAGGGAAATAAAATTCGGAAAATACCTCTTCTTTGAGACCATTCGCACGGGCATATTCGAATACGGAATCCGCTAAACACACATATATAGTGGCATCGCGTATAGTCCCATAGTTGAGTAGAATATGGTTCTCGAATGAGATTAAGGGATTATTCTCTATATGACGGTACTGTTGTTGGGTTTCATCCAATATATGATAGGGGTTCGCATGGAATAGGTAGTCCGGTTTTGCGAATTTCTTTCCTATAGGAATCGCCATATTAGTCTCTTTCATATGGACTTCGGTAAATAGGAGGTCTTCATAAGAATAATCCCGTTTTTGAGGGATATCATTGATGCGTTCTTTATCGACTCCTAGATTAATAAGTAATTGGCCGAATACGGCGGCCGGAATTGTAGCATCCGTGGGCCGTTCTAAAACGGAATCGAAGACGGCCTTGAGGTCGACACGTTTTTGCACAATAACAAATAGGTAAATTTCACTATAGGACAATTCGCGGATACCGAGTTCTCGTAGAATCTTCAACTTTATAGTATGTATCGGGTCATCCGGATAGATCATGAAATCCACATATTGCGTATTATTACTAAATTCCACGGGTTTCTTATATTTATCACATACGAGTGTTCGTTCGACTTCGCCCCGTGCATTTAAGACCGCTATTTTAGGGATTTGATTAAATGCGTTTATTTTCGATTCTTCTATTTGTCCTATAGGTGTATCCATAATATATAGATTATAAGAGTATTATAATATATATATGTCCGCGGAATACTATGCATTACTAATAGGTTCGAATTATACGGCTACACCGAGTTCTCAATTAAAAGGGTGTATAAACGATATAGTACATATGCGTAATATGTTAATCGACGCCTATGATTATCCTATGGGAAATATTATTATGCTACGCGATGATATTGCGGATCCCAATTTTTTACCCACCTATGTCAATATATTGGCCGCATTAAAACAGATTGTGATAAAGAGTGCATCGTGTTCTCAAATATGGATTCATTATAGCGGTCACGGGACGCAAATCTTTGATTCGAGTGCCTATGCGTTAGGAGAAGAGGACAGTCTAGTAGAGTGTATTGTACCCTGTGATTATACAACGGAGGGATTTATCACACAGGAACAAATTTTCGAATTAGTAAGTGGTATAAAATGCCCGGCATATATAACGATCGACGCGTGTCATTCGGCCAGTCTATGTGAATTGGAATGGTCATATACATTTATTAATTCGGCGTCATATTCGAGAAAACATACGGCGGGTCAGAAATTATCAAATAGCCAAATCTATATAATGACTGGGTGCCGGGATGCAGAGACCAGTGCGGATGCATTCGACGTGATTGAACAGATACCGATGGGTGCATTTACGGACGCATTTATTACGTGTCTTCGTAAATTGGAGCATAATACGCCGTTTCTAATGTTATATAAAGAAATATGTTTATATTTAAAAAACGCCGGATATACGCAAGTACCTACTATATCCGCATCTACGAAGGATTTAATCGCGTATTTCAAACGTGTCATATAGGTGATATTTACGCATCATAATACGGATTATCTTTCACTTTCATCCCGCAATATTCTTGCGGTGACTTCTTATAATCCACGGGTTGATAGAGACCTGCCTCTTTGGCATTCTCGAGTAAAAATTTGAAATTATCCCAGAACTCGGTTTTATGTCCTATAGATTTGGTTGCTATATGACTCAACTCGTGTAGGGCGACGAAGGTAAGTGTACTTTCGTCTATGAGGTTATTATTATCTTCCTTTTTGACATTGAGACAGAATGCGAGTTTCTCCCCCTTATTTTCAGAATAGGCGGTATATGAACTCGTAGGCAGGGTTTCGCTAATCGAGGAAGGATTGAAGCCTTTTACAAGGCGACTCACATTTTCTTGTTGGGGGTATTTTTCCCCCATATATTTCACGAGTGTCTTGCATTTTTCGGTGACGCGGGCCAATAGATCCGCGGCTTTCTGGACTTCTTTTCTATCACGAACGCAGTATTTTTCGCCGTCGACGGTAGATACTACACATTTGAGATCGAAAGAGTCGATATTATCTAAATAAGTATAGGCACATACGAATAAAAGTCCTGTGATAATAACATATCCTATAATATCTAATTTATTCATATATTATAGACGAGTATTTTATAAAATAGGAAATATTTTGTTTTCTTTTTTCCCTTTTCTTTTTTCCTTCCTTTTTTCCTTCCTTTTTTCCTTTATTTATAACCTGCAGGTAGAATAATAGGGGGTCTCGAAGCGGTGGGTTCTAATGTGGCTATACCCTTATTTAATATAGCAACACTATTCCTATATATATCATTATCAGTTGGGTTTAATTGTTGGATATCTTTATCGATGGCGATTAAAACGGGTTCTGGACTAGGATTTTTCTGGATATCTGAGTCGATCTTTTTTAGTGTATTATATGCGAGGGTTGGATCACTAGTATTTATTTGACGGTTTGTTTTGTCATATAGAGGATCAATATCATTCTTTGAAATATATGCTATATTATAAGAAGTAGGTGAAATAGTTGTATTACTATTAAGTGGTGAAGGGCCAGAACCAGAAGGAGCACTAGAAGGAGCACCAGAAACAGAAGGAATAATAGGAGCAGAAAGAACACCTGAAGAAGCAGTAATAATAGGTGCAGAAGGAGCAGAAAGAACACCTGAAGAAGCAGTAATAATAGGTACAGAAGGAGCAGAAAGAACACCTGAAGGTGCAGTAATAATAGGAGCAGAAAGAGAAGAAATAGATGGTGGCGGTGCATCAGATACAGGTTTTACAGTTGCAGAAGACATAATTGATAAAGTAGATAAGTTTTTCAATTGTTTCGAATAATCTGAATCTGTTTTATAGTTATTCACACTCTTATTTAATAATGAATAAACATTACTATATGACTTATCATTCGTATAACTATTTACTATATCCTGAATAAAAGGATGATTCGCTTTATCTGCCTTTGATAAATCCTTAAAATCACTTGATAAATTCTCTAATACATTCTTCGCTTGATCATTCGTACATTTTTGCGTACCATTCGTATCATATAGTCTTGTAATATCATTTATAAAATTCGTTTTTATATTACTAGTTGCACCTTCGCGATAACCCATCATACTAAATCCAATAACAATGAGTAATATTACTATAAGACCTATATTCGGTATTTTCATTGAATACACTATATAATTGTCATATAAAAGATTTATTTATAGCCGATCATAGCCAAAATATTCGAAATCCATAAAATATACGTCGTTTATAAGACGGATAGAATCCTGGTTCAAGAAATCGCGATAGGCCTTATGATGAAATGTCGTACAAACTCGGACATCAAAATCGGTATATCCCAGTTCTCGCATACCTTCATTCAATTTCTCCGTTTTCAGAATCTTGATTCCGGGTTCGTCTAAAGCGCCAAATAGAAAAGTACATTGAGGTAAAGGGTGGTTATCTAAATTACGGTTCTCGCTATTCCCCAAATACCGATCGCGTAATATCTCGAAGAAATGTTCTGGGCTGGTCTGACTACTAATCATACGGAAGAAGAACATATCACTGACGACGCGATCGTATGGGTTTCGCACGGCTGTCAGAATCTGGAGGCCAGATAGGTCGATAGAGGCAAATGGTAGTACCCCATTACCCATTTCGTCCATAATCCGGCTGTATGAATAGTGCTGAAGGGTCTTACACCCCGGATCTTCGTCGTGTTTTACGGGGGTATAGATCGCCGCGTTATCTAACGCTATGCCGTATTTTTGAGAGAAATAATGGCATATACTAGTCCCGCCTGTTTTGGGAATATGTATTAATAAAGTATTGACACCGAGGTCCTTATTATAAAAGTAGGGCATCCTCTTTTTATATTATGTCATATAGAGAATATTCTTTATATGACCTTACGCAAGATAGGGGGAACCCTACTTTGAATGAGGGTAGTATCATTATAATAAAATTTCGGTTTCTTTATGAACAATATCCAAACTAGGTACATGTTTTCCAATAAGAACAACTCCCATTCTCTCTGGAACAAAATAGGTTTTAATCACCCGCATGATATCCGAACATTTCAATGGTTCTACGTACTTGTCATATACATCACTATATTTGACAAAGGGAAGATCTCTACGTTCATCGTATGCTTCCATAATTGCATATTCGCCATTATGCATTGCTTGGTTCTCGCATTTTTCTAAATTCATCACCGATTTACCTTTCATATAGCCTTTTGCTATGTGCAATTCTTTCTCTGTGATTCCATTTTTAATGAGATTCTTAAGTTCTCCAATAATGAGTGGGAGGACGCCTCCATTTTTACGCCCTCTTTTCCTAGTTTGTCCCATAGAATTATTATGAATGATTTTTTTATAGTCCGCACTGGTATGGATGATGAAATCGCCAGTATAAGAATAGTAATTGGTATCCACTTTCGAACTATATGTCACTGCGTTTTTCTCGCGAAGCAAGATGAAAAGACGGCCGCTCATAGTCCCCGCTAAAACCACCGATAATAATTCCAAAGGATAAATATCAGGATGGAACATATCGCATGTGCGAAATCCGACGGCTAAATAGACGGATTTCTCTACATCCGATTTTCTTATATCATATTTGATACCGGTTTGGGGGGTAATGGTGGTCGAGAACGGCGCCTTCGGCGCCGAAGGGTCACATAGAGAATTTATTCTATTTGACCTCGAATGGAAGAATGTATGTTTCAACATATTTTTAATCGAACTAAATGGGATATGTGTAACTACGCTGAGAACCATATTATCCGGGCGATATGTATCGTGATATAGATCGGCGATGGTCTTATAGTCGAATTTATCAGAATGGTATGAAATATCATCTATAGGATAGGCTAAAGCGGAACCGTCATATAGAAGTTGATCCATGGTTTTGAATACACGAATACTATCTGATGTCTCGTTTTTAATCGTTTCTTCTTTGACAATATTTTGCTCTTTATCGAAATCCTTTTTCGAGAACCTAGAGTTCATCACCATATCGGATAGGATTTTCATGCAGTTTTGCACGAAGAATTCGGCGCATTTGACGGTATAACAGGTCACATGTTTGGATGTGAATGCATTGAAATATGCGCCGATTTCGTCGAATTTGATAGAAATATTTTTTTGGTCGGGAATCTTCTTGGTACCTTTGAAACACATATGTTCTATAAGATGACTACCACCGTGTTCGCTTTCGCCTTCATTGACGGACCCTTGTCTTATAAAAAGATATATGGCTGCGATTGGAATAACATTCTTTGGTTTTTCGTATACTACTTTGAATCCGTTTTTCAGAGTGACGGATTCCATATTTGGCACTTATATTAAGGTGGTATATTATGGTCATATAAAAATAATATTTATATATGACATAATGAATGGGTTCTGATGGGTTTACTTAGAATAAGCACCGACTTCCAAAGGAACGCGGCCCAAGTCTGGTTCAATGGTACTCTGGTTCCATGGTCCAATATCCTGCTTAGGGATAATAGGATCCGAACGTAATTGGTAGTTAGGGTTACGTAGGGTCTGTCCAATAGTATCTAATCCTATGTGATAACCGGCCTGGAGGAGATCAGGCATAGCAGCGCCACCATTAGTAACCATACCAGGGTTAAGGCTGGCCCACTGGCTATTTTGGTCAACGGGTAATAAATCGCTAGGGGCAGTAACGCTACTCTGGCTATATCCCCCAGAAGGTCCACTAGATGCAGCAGAAGGTGCAATAGGTGCAATAGGAGATGGTGGAACCTGCGATTGAGATAATAGAACAGGTGGTGGCATAGATGAGACAGAAGGAGAAGGAACGGCGCCAACAGGTACTCCGTTATCGAATCGATCGATCACACCGGTCTTTTGTCCCGAATAATAGAGGAGTCCCCACGCTAAAATAATAAAAATGACCAAAATAGTTATTTTCTGTTTAGTAAAAAACCTTGAAAATCCATTCGTGATGCTCTTAAACATTTGTTTTATATAAACGGCGGATAAAATTATTTTTATAAAACTCTATGCTATTCGTCTTCTACCTCTTCTTCGTCGATATCGGGTTCATCGTCATCGTCGAATTCGTCATCTAAATCATTATCACTTTCATCACTATCCTTCAAATTATCCAACATATAGGTATTTTTTATACGTTTTGCTTCTAAATATGCCGATAACGCTAAATCCCTCGCGACTTTTGCCTTACGCCTGGCTTCGCGATATAATTCGTAATATACTTCATTTCTCTTTTTCAATTGTACGGATTCTACTTCCGGCATTTCTTCTAAATTAAACTCGACCTCACATAATTCGGATTCCTTGTTCTCTACATTCGCATTTTGTCCTATAGGATCATTTACGGTTTTGCCTAAAGATTCCGGGGTATTTTCAATTTTTTCTTCTCGTGTTTTTTCTTCTCGTATTTCTTCTACCACCGGCGTTTCATTTTTGACAGGTTCGACCGTTTTTACTTTGAGTTCTTTTATAGGTGCGGTGGGTATAAAAGAGGTCAAAATACATTTTTCGAAAGGGTTTTTAGATTCTTGTACCATCATTTGTTTTAATTCGACCTCTATTTGAAAACTACGACTAGAACAACGTACGCCTTTACATTCCATGATAGTGAGAACCTCGGTATTCTCTTTCAAGTTCTCGATATTGACTATATTTTCTTCTTCGTCGTATATTTTAATAGCGACTTCTTCGTCTTTTATAGGTATACCAGTACGCATAATATAGAATTTAGCCGATTTATAGGGTTTCAAAGAAGATACGAAGGAGTTCTCGATATCGTTCTTTTCTAAATCCGAATCAAACCATTTTGCGCGATTGTCATATAGAATATTACGTGTATGGGTTTCCAAGTTCTCGATCCATCGAATAAAATCGTCGTTTTCTCTAGTGAATTGTAAATCACAATTCATACGTTTTTTATTAGACGATTTAGAGATTAGTCTTATATGACATTTAGGTGGTCTAATATAAAGTGGTGCATCATTTATTGTATATTTGATGAAATGACCCCCTGAACCGCTATATGGGATAGGGGTTTTGAGAACCAATTTTCCAAATTCGAATTCGGGGTCTGTATTATAGATCATATAGAGGAATATGCTAAAATAACGATGAAAAGAAAACGCGTTCCCATATCTAGGCGGAATTCTATGATGATAGTAGAGGTTCTCAAATAAATGAAAAAATGGAAGGATATATGTATCGATTTCTTCAAGAATGAAGATACGAAGAAGGATGTGAGGGAAATAATACACCCTATATTTGAAATGGTTTATAATGAAATATACGTTTATCTATGGATAATTGCGATTTATAATATTTTCTTCGTTTTCGTTATTTTAGCTATTTTATTCATTATCTTAAATATGAATAGGTATATAAAATCTAATATAAATATATAATGGATTCTTCAATAAATACAAGTAGTGATACTATTGGATCAATGTCAGTAGCAGTCCCATCAAAGACCCCTATGGTAGTATCTGGTGGATCGGCGATGGCAGTAGCAGTCCCATCAGATATGGCAGTAGCAGTCCCATCAAAGACCCCTGGGGTACATGGTGGTAGAAAGAATAGAAGATCTAAAAAAGGGAAAAAACATGGCGGTAGCGGCGCTTCTGACTATGCCCTCCAGGTCTATGGCCAGGGTGAGAACCAAACCGCAGCACAAGGTCAAGGAAATGTTATCCAGATGCAACAGGTGCGAACAGGGGGACAGGCCAAAGGAGGAAATGTTCTCAATGATATTGCCGTACCAGCAGTTCTCCTATATGCAAATCATGCATACGGTAAAAAAATAAGAGGTCCATTCCCTGGTAAGAAAACATTTAGACGTAAGGGACGTAAAAGTAGCAGAAGAAGATCATTTAGACGCAGACGGTAATTGGTCATATAGTATTATATAGTAGTTATTACTATATAATAGATAGACCCTATCTCCCCCTAATATATAATCCCCTATATGACAGAAAAGTCGTCAAAAATAGACGACGAGAAGACCAAATTCGTCGAGAACATAAAGAAGTGGGTTGCGATAGATACGCAAATGAAAAAAATCAACGAAAAGACGGCGCATATTCGTAAACTCCGGGGTGACCTAGTCCAAGAGATAGAATCCTATGTGACAAAACACGAGGCGACGAATACGAAGATAGAAATCACGGATGGCGAATTATCATTCTATGAGAAGAAAGAGTACCAGACATTGTCATATAAATATTTGGAAGAATGCCTGGCGCATTTTATCAAGGACCCTTGTCATATAGAGATAATTATGGAGTATGTGAAAAATAATAGGAAGGTGAAGAGTTCGATCGATATCCGCCGTTATTATCATACATAATTCTATATGACACCTTCAAATAGTCTTAAAGAAATAGGTTCTCGGAAGTCGCAGTCGCAATCGCAATCGCAATCGCAAATAGAAACGAAAAAGGGGGGAGGACGATTCGAGAACTTGGCCGTGCCGTTTGGATATATGCTTTTATCAAATAACCACTCCCCGATGCAGAAATATGCGATCGATATGAATTCATCTAGGACGATGAAAATAGATGATCCTTTATATGATAGTCTGTTGGAAAAAGTCAGCAAATGAGGAGGGGAACCTACGGTTCCCCCTCCGACCCCCTCCCTTATTGTGGTTAGTTATTGTGGTTAGTTATTGCGGTTGGGTATTGCGGTTGGGTATTGCGGTTGGGTATTGCGGTTAGTCATATAGAGAATATTTCTATATGACAATTAAGAAAAAGGGAGGGGTGCGGGGAACCGTAGGTTCCCTGCGAGGATGGGGTTCTAGGGGAAACCTTAGGTTTCCCTAGTATTCAGACCACTTATTATGATTGAAAGAGTTGAGAACCAAGAGTTTATCCCGATTATCTTTCCAAAATTTCACCTTATCATCTAGTACCGAATCAACTAAATTTGTGGGTACATTCGCCTTCATCAAATCCAATTCATATTTTGTAGGATCGGGTTTCTGGCCATAACAATTCACACCAAATTTTATATTAGGATTCGCCATATAGCCACCATTCACTCCAGGACGCCCGCACGAATTTTTCATTTTATTATTCTTCTGTAGCTTATCCCACGTCGATTTTTGGGTAGGGAAAAACGCCATTTGTTTATCACTCCATCCGTATGCACACCATTCGGCACCATCATTATATGCGGATTCTACCTGTTCATATGTGGCCAAAGTAGAATCGAATGCCGCGCAAATATCCTGGGCTTCGTCATATGTATATAAATTATTCGATATATTGAAAACCTGGTTGGGTTTCTTTATTTTATTCCCAGAACTATCTTGTTTATTCCCCGAACTATCTTGTTTATTACCAGAACTGTCTTTTGTATTATAATAATTATAAATATTTGTAATATTACTTAATTTATTACCAGAACTATCTCTCGTCTTAGTCGAAGGCGCCAATGTTGGTAATGAATCGGGTAATAGATCAGTCAAATCTACATTCAAAATAATTCGGAAAAAGTCACATATAAGTAATAATAAAAATATTAACCAAGCAATGTTCTCAATAAACGAGATCGATACCGGTTTAATATCCGGTGTCATCGGTATACCCACAATATATATGACCAAATAGAGTGCCAAAATAAAGAAAATAACACCGAAGATAGAATATGGGTCATGTAAAAACGTCACGAAATTCTTATATTGCGTATTAGCACTATGTGAATTATCGGCAGGTGGATTGAAAGAGAGAACTAAAATATAAATGAAAATAATCCCGAAAATCATAATATCCAATAATCGACTAACCCGGAGGGGTTTCAATTCATTATTAGACGAAAAAAGTGCGATGCAAAAATAAACGACAAGGAATATTGCTAAAAGCCATAATAACCACGTAATACTTGACCGATTAAATATGCCTTTGAATATATCCCATGAATCTGGAGATTCCTTTTTACTATATTTTATATCATCATCATGCCCCATTTATAAAGTATATTATACCGATTTATTTTTTTTACGATAGAATAAACAATACGCAGATGGACTCACTATCTGCGACGGGTTTTCTATCGGTTCTACGCTACTATCATTATAATGCATCCATATATTCGCATCGTTTTTCACATAGGCAGTATAATGTCCACCCATTGTACCCCCCATATGGTTACATACTCCGTATAGGTCATATAGATAAGAATTCGGGTTATAACCCACAATATATCGGGATAGGTCTAGGTTATCCAGGGGGAAATCTACCAGGTTCTCGATTTTCCGAATACCATCCGGTAAAAAACGCTTCAGCGTAATAACTAAAATATCCGGCATATTCCAGAAGGAAATCGTCTTTGTGACATCCTCTTTTGTCCTAGTCTTATCATTCATCCATGCGTTCTCGCCTTGCATGGCCTCGGGTAATATAAAATGATCGAAACATTGGTAGATATTAGTGAAAACCCCTTTCTCCGAGAAGAGTTGGAGATCCAATATGAAGAAATGTTCGGGGTGGATAGAATGGAGAACCCCCGGATCCGCCATCGACCGAATAGTTGTCACATAGACACCATACATGAGACCCATGATCTCGGAATATTCTTTCTGATATACGGTCTTCAACATTTCATAGGATTTGATGGCGATTTGGTCGACCATGTTCTCGGGTTTTCCGCTAATACGCATTTGTATGGGTCGCGAAATACTATTATGAATACAATCGACGAAAAAGAGGAGGAATTCGCTCATATCATTCTGGGCATATCCGGTGAAAATATCGCGATCTTTGGTTCTCGCGACTTGGTGGATGGTATGAACGAATTTATTGGGGGATACTACCCCATTATTGGAGAACATGAGTTTTCGTAACTCGTTCCATTCGTCTAATACGAGGGTATCGTCGATATCCTTCTTCGCCTTTTTCGACGTAGTCTTTCCTAATAGGTCGTTTAGTTCATATGTATGGCGGATGATTTGGATACAGGAATTAAGGAAACAAGTATTACCCAGATTCGCTAGTCCGGTATATCCCTGATTTTGCGCTTTTTTCCGCATTTGCGACGTTATATAGTCATATAGAATAGGATTTATATTGTTTATATATTATATAAGAATGTCAGAATTAATAGATACAGGATTAGTAGTAGGTGTAACTGGGTCAACAGAAAAAGGAATGAATACTATTAGCTCAGTAGATTTCTATTTCCAAATAAAAGATAAAAATATATTAACTCATACAAATAAATGTGATAAAAAGGGATTATTTTATCGTACAATAAAACCGGATATTAATGCAAATTATAAAAAGTTATATGACTATTTATGTAAAAAAGAAAATAATTTCTTTTTGCCACCTGGTATTGCCGCTACTGCATTATCTGGCGGTACAGATTATATAATAAATAAGAATTATTTTGATAACCTTTCTAATAAAGAAGATTTTAAAGAAAAATTAACTAATTCACCAGAACTAAAAGATGTTCGAGAATGTTTTAATATAAATGGGGATGCTCTATTCGAATTTCTAAAAACATATAAAAAAGACCTCAAAAAGACTTGGTTTTTAGGTGGTAAAAAAACAAAAAAGAACGAAAGAAATAAGAGGAATAAAAAGAAATTGAGAAAGTCTATTAAAAAAAAACATAGATTTAATAAATAATATAGAATAACAAATCTTGATATTCTATATGACACCCGAAGAATATACGACTACGATTCGCGATACGATAAATACAAATAATCGTATTATAAGCGATAACCAAATCCTACAGAATAGATTAATTACTATGTTAGAGAACGCATATTTAGCGAACAACCCTTATACACCGGCATATAATATAAATAATACGAATACTGTACCAAATCGTCCTACAAGACAGAGACAAAGGAATACAAACCGTCTTATACAAGATTATGTGTTCTCCTATATTTTCGAACCATATACAACGACTACGACTACAACATCCGCTATCAACGAAGTACCTACGAATGAACAAATCACGAATTCTACGAATTCGATTGTATATGACCCGTCAAATACCGAATTCACTACTCATGTTTGTCCTATAACACTAACGGATTTTATAAATGGCGAGAACCTATTATGTATAAGACATTGCCAGCATATATTCAAAGAGACGTCTCTCATGAATTGGTTCTCGCGTAATGCTAGATGCCCCCTTTGTAGATATGATATACGGGAATATATCGCCGAAGGCGACGAACAAGAAAGAGGAGAAGAAGATGACGATGAAACCCCACCCACATTAGATCCAATAGATGATATTAATAATAATATCTATAGGACACCGAATACGACTACGAGAACCAGGAATTTCACCCCACTCATACGGAATTTTACTTCGAATATTCCCGATACACTTACGAATGAAATAGCCGATATTTTTACTAATTTTTTACAAAACCCGGGAATGAATAGTTATAATAATAGATAGAATTAAATAGGTCATATAAAAAATGTTTTATATGACATTATACTAGTGAAGATTTGAATTATTCAAGTGTGTAAATAATTATAAATAAAATAAGGGAGGGGTTCGGGGAACCGTAGGTTCCCTGATCATATAGAAATTCTTCTATATGACATTTTTTATTTTATTACCTCTACTTATCTCTACTTATCTCTACTTATCTTTACCTATCTCTTAATTTTGTACATATCTTCGACTGTACGTACACGATTCGTTTTATTATTTATACTCTGTAAGAATTCTTCGAATAAGAGGGTTTTGATTTTCGCCGAACAATACTTCTCCTTCTTTTTCATATAGGATTCTATATCCCACTCGCCCTCCGGGCTCGTTGTCTCCACCTTCATAGCATCTATATCTTTTATATATTGTGATAAGGTACCCTTATGTTTCTTAGGGTCTTGTTCCAATATCTGATCCACAGCTAGTCCAAAGAGTTGCTGCAAGGGTTTCATCAACTGATTCGTAATATAATACATATAATCGATTTTTATTTTATTGCCCAGTATGAACTCCGGTGTCTCTACGCGTTCACCCAAAAGTGCCTTCTTATCCGGATTCGTGACAAATAGGTATTTGATACGGTCGCCGGGTTTGGGTTTATTTCCCGGGTCTCTCTGTCCGATCCTATCTGCCAGGACGCGATGGGCGATGGATTGTGGATTCTTATAATCACTCCTAAGTGCTTTCGTGATGGCGAGTTTATCCATAGGTACTTTACCATCAATGAGATTTCTCAAAGAGGCCTTCAAGAAATCGGTGGCCGACTGAATCGTATTTGAAGAAGGGGCCATCAATATATTGAGAATACCCCCATACGTATCTTTCAAATAGTCGCACGCATCGCGGCGTTTGAGTGAGAGTCCCATAAACTTGAGTTTACCTTTATTGGGGTCTTCTTCATACAACATACCGACATAGCGCTTTTTCGAGAGGAGGATGAAGGGCATCAATGTTTTCTCATAGGCCAGTGCCATAGGGGGTTTCAAGAAACTCGTACATAGGTTAGCAACATCTTGTGCGATTTCTATCGTCGCCTCTAGTGCTGGTTTACCGCGGATTTTTTCTTTTGTTTTTGGATCCTCTAGGTTGAATGTGAAGAATACTGAGTCAGTGTCACCATATACGTACTCAGCACTACATTTTACTTGTCCATTTTTTGTCTCATAGAGTCGATCGCCATAAACTTCCTCTACTATACGCCGTGCATATGTTATCATCATACGCCCCGTCGCAGTAGTACATGCTGCAACGTCTTTCTCATAAAACGTGGATGTTTTGGAACCACATTGGCCATATAGAGAATTCGCCGTTACTTTATAACCCAACTGGCGTTTATCCAAGATATTCTCCATGAATGGGTCCGTTACCGTTTTCGCCAATTTCCTAGTATCAGACCGGGCTTTCAATAATTCTTCCAAAATACTGGGCATGATGGATTTCTGGCCACCGGGTAATTGCGCCCATCGTACAATCATTTTACCCACTTTCGTTTTCACGGCGGCACTCGTCGCCGATTTTCGCCGATATTCAAACGTATCGAATTCTACGTCGATATATTCGTATCCCGGTAAATTGTCATATAGAAATTTTCCATCGGATCCTCTCTCACCCGTCTCTCTTATCATTTCACCCGCTAAATTATATTCGCGGGCCCAGACCTTGCTATCGTGCGAATAATTCTGGCTGATCATGGACGAGGGATATAGGGACGAATAATCCACGCAGGCAACGGGTTCGTCGATATACATCTTACATTTGGGCGGTAATACAATGGCACCTTCATATCCCTCATTCCCCCGGGATTTCTCCAAATCGGGCATGAGAGTATCTTTATCCCGGCATTTCTTGGCCACATAACTCGTGAGTTTGATACCCTGGCCTCTGAAAACCAAGAAACTAATGGGGACGCTACAAATACGCGACATCTCGACATATCCAGTCATGACATCGATCTTATTCATCAAGTGATGAACTAAGTTGCAATCCTGAATACAGTATTTAGCGACTCTGGCGCGGCCCTCTGGGCCGCCGTCTTTCGTCAGCCGGAAAATATCTTGGGGTGTGACATCGTCTTTTGCCATGGTCCATTTTATAGAGTTTTCGTCGATTTCATGTCGACCTTCGATGACAATGACATTATATGACACGAGTTTACCCTTTTTATCTGGGCGTTCGACGCCGCGTATGATGTCCAATACTACGAATTTCTTACCGTCTTGATAATAATCCGATGTGAATTTTGTAATTTCTATATGAATATAGTCGCCGACATGGAGTCCCATAAGATTCTTACTAAATAAGTAAGTCCTCTCATCTGAAGCCGAAGCCGAAGCCGAAGCCGACCCAGAACCCGACCCCAAAATGTCGGTCGTAGACCTTTCGCCTTCGGCCAATAGGGAATATTCTATATGACTAATATCATCACTAATGAACATACCTGCGACATCGTCTAATTTATAGGACGATAAATTGAAATCCCGGCGGAAATAAGAATACATATCTATTTGAAGCCGCCCCGACATTTTGAAATAGCGTAAATCGAATTCACCACTCGCAAAGACAGCCTTGGTATGTTCTATCTCGATTTTCGTACCATCCCTCGTAACAGTTTCATTCGCACATAATTCGCCCTGACGGCGCGAAAGCATCAAGAAATCCATGGTACACCCATTTTCCTCCGCACGGCGGAACATGAACTCATAATCAAAACCGAAAATATTATATCCTATAATAATATCCGGATTTTCTTTCTGTATGACCTGTGTCCAACGCATAAGTAAATCGACCTCTTCGTCCACCGTTTCAATAACGGCGCCTTCGACTGGATCGCATGACCCCAGAACGACGCAGTGATTCAAATAGGGTTCAACATCGCCATAACGCATGAAAGTCGACCCGATGAATGTCACTTTATCGCCCTCCAATTTGGGGAATCCGGATTCGCGGAATGCATTGGTAATAAATACCACTTTCTCGTCGCGAGATAAATCGCCTAATAATAACTGTAGGACACTGATTTTACCTTTCTCCGCTACTTTTTTCGCGAATTTCCCCTTCGATTGTCCTATAGGTTCATCTCTTTCGCCGCCTACGGCGGCGTCTTCGCTAATATCTTCGTCGCCATCTTCGCCGCCTCTCGATTCCTCTTGCTCTCTTATCTTCTGTTCAAACATACTCTCGATTGTCATTTCTCCTTTCACCTCGGTATTGGACGCATCGAATTCTTTTGCGCCGAATTCTTTTATCTGTTTTTTAAATTTATCGCCAGGCGGTACTCCTCCAATAGGATATACTAAATCAATATCAGAAGAGAAGGTCTTTCCTATACCAAACGCATTCGAAATACAAGTAGCCAACATTTTCGCATATTGGGCCTCGGACTGTACCAAAACTTTCTGTTTAATGAAGAAATCGACCAAGTTTGACGCCAATCTTTTATATGACTTGACGGGGACGGGGAAATCGCCGTGGCTACTACTGGCCTCAATATCAAAACTACAGATCTTATATGGCACTAGGGTCTCTTTTTCGGGGAGGGACCGAACGGAATCGCAACTACAAATATACTCGTAAGTACACGTAGTCGTCTTCTGTGGCGGTTCCATGACCGACTTTTTATCCAAAGAGACCCAACCAGAAGGGCTGATATTCTGTATATGAAAATAACGAAGAAGGGGCGGGATATTACTTTCATATAGGGTTAGAATCGCGGTTTTATAACGGAAGGGGACGGATCTACGATCGCCGTCTTCGTATTTGAACCACAAGTTTTTCATTTTACGCATAGCGACGGTATTTTTGAAAACGAATTTGGCGAATTTACTCTTTTTCCCACCGGTAAATCCGTATAATTTATTATGTTGAACAAGTTTAGCAGAAACGATATCGTCTTTATAATACGACATCTCTTTATTCTCCTTGACGTATTTTAAGAGACCGGTCACATAGGTTTGGTCAGCAGAGTCCGGTAATTTACAATAGAAGAATGGCTGGTAGTCATCTACGAAGATGGATACCGTCTCGCCTGCTTCATTGATACCGAACATCTGAATCACGAAATGGAGGTCTTTTTTTATAGGTCTAGAAGCATTTTCGCTATCACTTCCGCTTCCGGAAGCACTACCGCTATCCGCAGTATTCTCGTCATATATGTGGAAATCGATAAGTCTAAAGTCCATGTTTTGAATAAGATTTTATCTTTATCTGACTTCTATTTTATTGTATCAATTTTATGAACCCCCATTCCTCCTACGATTCGACCTCGTGCGATTATTTCTACGACCACCCATATACCGCCGCCTCGTGCGATTATTCCCTTGTATCGCCCATTTTATCAAATCATTGGTATAACGGGGACCATCATAATATTCTATTTGACCATTCTCTCTTATTTTAAAAATGGTAGGATAGCCCTGTGCTACGATATTATACCGCCGTTTTAGGTTATTGATTCTGTTTATTTGAGAACTCTCGGCTTCTATAAATTGGATATGTCGGAAATATTTCTTTATATGACTCTTCATTCTCTTCCATTCGGGTTTTAACGAAATACAGTGTCCACACCAATTGGCATAAACTTTTCCGATAAGTATCTTTGTCATATATATATGAATGGGAAAAAATATATGGTTAATAGGTATTTTAGTATTAGTCCTTATAATACAAGCCGTGCCGCTTAGTCAAATAGAAGGTATTCAATTCGATTTTGACCAACGTCAACAAGACCGGGGTCAAATGGCGGACCAATTATATTTGACAATATTTATAATAGTTGGAATTATAGCATTTATTATTGGATATATTGCACTATATATAGGGGGTGCTACGAATTTCGAAGATATTAAAGAAAATGCGAGTAATAATTTTATAATGAATTTGATTTTGAAAATATTTTTAGGTGCATATAAAGAAACAAGTGCATTTATCTTTACAATAGGTTTAGTTCTATTTTTTTTATTGCTAACTATAATTATTTTTTATATAACAAATGACCCTCTAATAAAAGAAAATGCATCATCGTTTGGGAATATTTTAAATATAATTTTATTTATGATAGTATTAGCCCTATTTTTTGTAACATATAAGTATTTTGAATTATTAAAAGATTATTTAAAAATTGGAGAAAATTCTTATCAATCGCAATATTTTCACGGGTTCTTATTGGTATTAGCATTAGGATTTATAGTTATAGGAACAATTCCCCAAATGCGTGATATGGGTCTCGGTATTTTATTACTAGTCGGTTTATTATTATTTGTTTTTTTATTTTTACTTTTCAGTGAAGATTATAAATATCTATTAAAAATATTACATTCTATTTCGAGAATAATATTTGGTATAACTTTTATTATAGTTAGTATACTAGTAATCATTTTTATAACTGAAGGACCATTTTTATGGGGTATTATATTAGGATCTGTATTATTATTATATATTCTATTACTTGTAGCACATTTGATTTATTTCCATGGGTTCTCGGCATCAGGATGGTTATCTTTTATTAAATATATGAATCCACCTATAATGGATACGATTAAGTTGAAAAAAAGTCCATTATATGTTTTATGTGAGGGTATCCTATTCGAACCTTTTTATAAATTTGGGTTTCTAAAAAACAGGTCGATCATAAATAACTGGCATATGAATTATAGTTTATCGAAGGGACCTGTAACAATATAATTTCTTCATTTAATATAAATAAATATGAAAAAGGTATTGATTGTATTCTTATTATTTGTTTTTATAACCTTCATATCTGGGGCCTTTTTCTGTATGTCATATAGAAATGATAATACAGCGGAATCGATTCTGGCACGTATTGAGGGTATGGATAATATGGCTTCTGTAAGTCCTTCGCCTTCGGCTTCGCAGTCGCCTTCGGCTTCGCCTTCGCCTTCGGCTTCGCCTTCGCCTAATCCCGAATGTCCAAATATGTTGATTCGTTCCGGTGATGCTCTTCTTTTATATAATTCGAATAAACCAGAGGAACCCGGTAAGAACCCGCGACCTTTTTATAGTGTAGACGAATACGTAAAATATTTAGAAGAACAGAAGAAGGAAAATAACGGAAAACCGAAGTGTCCTCTAATATATTTACAGGAAGAGGTGAATACACAGGGGGAGAATGTTTTCCGTGTACGCCCTGGACCATTTTATAACGGAGGTGGCCTACCACAAACGAGTATTTTATATCAACCACCCGCCAATGTCGTACCTGTTTTAGATGCAAGCCGCGATAGTAAGAAATATAATGTGGACACATATCCCGGATTTGACCCATATGGCCAACAAATAGGACAATATTCGGAATTAGATAAGATACATGATTCGACCATGTTGGGGAATAAAATTAGCGATAATCCAATGGATGTGAACTGGGGTGGTGTCATGTATACGCATGATGCAGTAGCCTCGGGAAAATATAAGGATAACGAGATATTGCCAAATAGCGATTCTGCTAGATTCTTGTTACCGAATGATTCGATTAAGGGACAATCATCCAAATCAAAGGGTGTTTATTCGTAGGGCAGGGGAACCTGCCCGTGGGTAGTGTCAGTGTGCCCCATTCCGCCGGTAGTGTATCCCCCGTAAGGGGGATACACCAAGGGGCACAACGACATAGGTTCCCCCCGCACCCCCCTCCTTTAAATAAAACTAGTACGGTTTGGTATTACGAAGTCATATAGAAATATTCTCTATATGACTCTACCCTCCCCCTCCTTTAAATAAAACTAGTGCGGTTTGCTGTTACGAAGTCATATAGAAATATTATCTATATGACTCTACCCTCCCCCTCCTTTAAATAAAACTAGTACGGTTTGGTATTACGAAGTCATATAGAAATATTCTCTATATGACACTAAAAATTCCTTTATTCAAGGGTTTATTCAATGGTTTATTCAATGGTTTATTCAATGGTTTATATCACTAGTGGGTTCTCCCCCCTTTTGTCCAGGGCTCAAATACATAATAATACTCTCATACGCCGTTTTACCAATACGCCTCGTCTTTCCATTTGTCACATAGGTTATGTTCTCGAATTCCTTCTTCAAATCGGGATTCTTCATTCTTTCTATAAGACCAACGAGAGAACCAAAATGCCGGATAATCGCCGTCGCTGTAACCGAACTAATTCCCGGGATCTGGGAAAGGATTATTTCCCCTATATTCTCCGATGTAATATTTTCCTTTTTGACTTTTTTCACAACATTCGAATATCCCGAAGGGGGAGGAGGAGGGGGTTGGGAAGGGGGGTCTTGTTCTAAAACGGGGGGCTGAGAACCTAGGTTATCGGTATCTGCCGTCGATTCGGCGATATTCGTAACACGAGATGTCATATAGAATCCATTCTTCCCCTTCTCGTATTCCCGCCTTAGTTTATCGCAGAATGCGAGAACCATTTCCGCCGTCTCCTGCATATTCGTCGTTCGAAATACACTGAATCCCTTGAAATGGTTCAGCGAAATAATGGCGGAAAGGCACATTTTCTTCTCTTGTTGACTCCTCAAAATCGAGAACATACCCTCTATCAAATAGAGAATATTATGAGGACAGCATTCATTGGAATGCGATAGTCTATATGACTGTTCATCGTATCGCCCGTCTTTAATACTGGAGAGGAGGTCATGTATCGATTTCCTCTCGATAATGAGGACGATTTTATCATCCGGCGTTTTTATAATGATATCCCCTAAAGGAATGGGTTCGAAAGTTAATTGTATGTTAGAATTGGGGGTTGTAAAAAGAATCGCCTGGATTTTATCATATAGAAGATGTTCTCGATTATCTAAAACGAGTTTCATTCTTTTTATAATAGACTAATATCTATATGATTTATTTGAAAACATATAGATCCAAATTACAGTGCAGGGGTTATAGAGTGTCAAATTAACGTATGGGATTATTAACACCATTTCTATATGGCATAACGGCGGATCCGACTGGGCGACTAGGACGGGCATAACTAGTGAAAGTCATGGTCTGGTAGGATTTAAGACTACAGCATTTATTATTTACAACAGCATTTGTAGCACCAAATGCGATACTGGTTCTGTAATCACGACCAATTTGGTAAGGGAATCCGGCTTTTTTCTCTCCACCTCCCTGATTACGGTTTGTTCTGAAATTGCTCTGCGGCAAGCCTCTCATTGCTTTACGTGAAAACATATTTGTTCCTCTTGGCATTTCGTATATATTTAGTCGGTAGATTTTATTTTATTCCAGTGAAAACAATATAAACAATAGGTCTTATAATAAAGTAACAGATTCATTTTATTAACTCGATAAAATGAATACAAACGAAGATATAAGAATCGAAAAATCGCAAGATGGAACTGAACGCTATATTTTCGACCCATATAATCCCCTAAATAGAGAAATAACGAAAGACGAAGTCCAGCGTATTTTACGGATATATGGCATAGATCTTCCCATTAATAATTTCGAATTATATCGCAGGGCTTTCATCCATCGGTCATATATAAAATATCCCATGGCAGAGAACCAACGTAATAATATTGTTATTATGCCTAAACCCGATGACTGTCTCCCCCTATATTCCAAATCAAATGAACGCCTCGAATTTGTAGGCGACGGTGTTCTCGAATGCATCGCCAAATTCGAACTCTATCGCCGTTTTCCTAAAGAGAATGAAGGATTCATGACGGAGAAGAAAATCGCCCTAGTGAAGAATGAATCTATAGGACGCCTCGCCCTAGAAATGGGGCTGAATAAATGGTTTATTCTTTCGAAACACGCCGAGACCAAACAGACCCGATCAAATTTGAAGAAGTTGGGCTGTCTATTCGAGTCGTTCTTAGGCGCCATTTTCCTCGATTTCGGCCGCCTAGAAATCCAGGATGATATTTTCAAGGGTCTTATGGGACCCGGATTCCAATTGTCACATAGATTCATTTCTGCAGTATTCGAACGCCATGTGGATTGGATGTCCCTCATCCAGAATGACGATAACTATAAGAATATTTTACAAGTCCGGATTCAAAAAGAATTCAAGGTTACGCCGTATTATATGGAAATCGAAGAACATAATACGGATACGGGGTATTATATGGGTGTCTATTTATGTTTAGGGCAGTTACCCGTGGGTCTCCGGCATCACGAAGCATTGTCCTATAGGAAATTTACCAAATTCATCGAAATACACGACTATATGTCGAAGAATGGGCGGATTTTCCTCTTTTTAGGGGAGGGGCGTCATAATATCAAGAAGAAGGCGGAACAAATCGCATGCGATGCGGCCATCCGTAATCTAAATACGTTTTCATAGACCGTGCCTATTTGTTACGTAATGTGTCATATAAGAATAATTCTATATATAGTTATATTATATATGGAGTATTTAGCTATAAAGGAAAAGAAAATAGCAAAACCAAAAAAACCCGTAAACATTCTTTTCGATAAAATTACGGAAGGTTCTCGAGAAACCGAATCTATAGGACAAATAGGAATTATAGATAAAACGAGAACATCCGGACTAAATCGCGAAGAGATCATGAAACGACTACATCTATTGAATCCGGCTGTCAAATCCACTATTTTAACGAAATCTGTCGTCACTGTACCTACTATTATAAGTAAAAAAACGGGAGAGAGAGATCCCGAAGCCGTCGGGATGATATCATATGAAGAAGAGTCCGATAGAGAAAAAAGGAAAAGGGAGAAGGAAGAACGAGAACATGAGATCGAATCTGAAATACGCCTATTTGACAATACATCAGATGATAAATCACTAGGGGATGAGATTTCTCTACCGGATGATGAGATTTCTCTACCGGATGAGAAATCACTAGGGGATGAGAAATCACTAGGGGATGAGATTTCTATAGGGGAAATAGAAGAAAAAAGAGAACGAGAACAAAAGGTCAAAAAGGAGAAAGAGAGAATAGAAGATATCCTATATAAGAATATCGACCCCACATACAAAATAGGAGATAAATTAGTCGTGGACCGTATTCCAAAACAGAAGCCCATAAAAATCCGTATTTCACCACACTATATGACCAATCGCGCGAAATATATCCAGAAGATATCGAAAATGCTAGGGCCATACGAGGAACGCGTAAGGAATGCAGATGCCAATGTATCCTGTGAATCGAGAGAGGAATCCGGTGCAGACGAACTCTTTACCCATCAGCAGGTAGTCCGGGATTACTTGAATCTTTATACGCCATATAGAGGATTATTATTATTCCATGGTTTAGGTTCTGGTAAAACTTGTTCCTCTATTGCCATTGCCGAGGGGATGAAATCGGCGAAACAGGTGGTTCTCATGACTCCGGCCTCCTTGAAAATGAATTTCTTCAGTGAATTGAAGAAATGCGGGGATAATATATATAAGAAAAACCAATATTGGGAATTCGTCAGTATCGTAGGTCAACCGAAGAATGTGGGTATCCTATCCAATGTTCTCAACTTACCCATCGCATTTATTAAAAAGAAGAGGGGTGCATGGCTTGTCGACATATCGAAAGAGCCCAATTTCTCCCAGTTATCCCCCGATGACCAGAAAAACGTGGACGAACAACTCAATATGATGATACGTGCCAAATATATCGATATTAACTATAATGGTCTCAATAAGAAGAAGATGAATGAATTGACCCGGGATAAATCGATCAACCCTTTTGATCACCGTGTGGTAATTATTGACGAGGCCCATAATTTCGTGAGTCGTATAGTAAATAAACTCAGCAAGGCCGACGCATTATCAAATATATTATATCAATATTTGATGGATGCCACTGATGTTCGTATTGTTCTCTTAACCGGTACGCCGATTATTAATTACCCCCATGAAATTGCTGTCCTATATAATATTTTGAGAGGAAACGTAAAAACTTGGTCCATACAGATCCGAACCACCACATCAGATAAAGTAAATAGGGATACCATAATGGATCTATTTGACAGGAAGGGTCTGAATACCTATGACTATTTGGAATATAGTGGTAATACTCTCACAGTAACCAGGAATCCTTTTGGATTTATCAATGACCTCAAAAAAATAGTTCGAGAACCTAGGAAGGCAGCAATTACAGAAGAGAAGCCTTCGAAGTCAAATAAAGTAAAAGATACGAAAAGAAAGGGAGGTAAAGATCGAAAGATAAATCGAACGACGAAACGGGCGAAAAAAGTGGAGAACATAAGTCAAATAGAATATAATGTTGGGAAGGAAGAACAGGACGAATGGCAGAAATATTATGAGGGTACTGTGAATATTTATGACGGTGGTTCTCAGATTAGGAGTGGGGAAGAGGAAGGCGATCCAGAAATCGAGAACTTTGTCAGATATCAGAGTCTAAATGGCGGTCAAGGTAACGAGAAAGCCACATTCGGTGGCGCTATGACGAATTATAATGGTGTCCTATATGACGAAACAGGGAATATTAGCGACGCTGATTTTGAACGTATGCTTCTCGCCATTCTCAATAATAACGATAAAGGGATCAAAGTCGCAGGTTCTCCAAATGTGGTCAAATATAAATGTCTACCAGATAATTCCGACGAATTCTTCGATACTTTTATTAACGGCGATGGAGAACTTAAAAACTCGGACGTTTTCCAGCGCCGTATTCTAGGTCTCACATCATATTTCCGTAGCGCGCAAGAGAAACTCCTACCTAGTTTCGTAAAAACGGAGCAAGGTGGTAATTACCATTTAGTTCCTATAGAGATGAGTGATTACCAGTTCTCGATATATGAAAAAATCCGTAAAGAAGAACGCGATAGCGAGAAAAAGAGGAAGAAAGCGGCCAAGCGCGCCAGAATCGCAGCAGTAATCGCAGATGACGAAGTATCATCAACCTATAGGATATTTTCAAGGGCATGTTGTAATTTCGCCTTCCCCCCCTCTATTAAACGCCCCCTTCCCGAAAAGAGGGGCGATATCGACGAGACCGCTTTCAATGGTATCACCCGAGATATGCGGAAAAATGCGGATGATTACGACGAGGACGACGAGGATGAAGAGGAGAACCAGAAACAGACGGAAAATGTGGCTACCTACCAGAAACGCATCGAAGATGCGATGGACCTCCTATCATTCGATCCTATGAGACAACGTAGCGAAGAATATTTGTTAAAAGATACACTACCTTTATATAGCCCCAAATTTTCGGCGGTTCTCGAGAACTTGGTAGATCCTACAAACGAGGGACTCCATCTCCTATATAGTCAATTCCGTACAATCGAAGGTATAGGACTCATGCGACTCATTCTCATGGCCAACGGATTCGCAGAATTCAAATTAGAAAAAGTCCAGAAAATGGTGGATGGGAAAGAATATAACGAATGGGAAATCGTCAAAGGGAAAAGCGAGGCCGACGAAGCAAGTGATAAAGGGAAACCCAAATTTGTCCTATACACGGGTACTGAAACAGCCGAAGAAAAGGAAATCATACGTAATATTTATAACTCGGCATGGGAATTCGTACCCCCCAATTTAGTCGCAGAATTGAGAACCATAGCCCCCAATAATTTTATGGGAGAAATCATCAAAATCTTTATGATCACGTCGTCCGGTGCCGAGGGTATCAATCTCCGTAATACCCGATTTGTTCATATAGTAGAACCATATTGGAATATGGTAAGGATGGAACAAGTCATCGGCCGTGCCCGCCGTATATGTTCTCATAAAGACTTACCAGAGGTTCTCAGAACCGTCAAAGTATTCATCTATTTGACCACTTTATCCGAGAAACAAAAGACGGATGATCAGAATATCGAACTCCGGATTAATGATGTGAGTAAACTAGATGCAAAACGGGTCATTACTACGGATGAATCCCTATTTGAAATCTCGCAAATCAAAGACCGAACCAATCAGCAGATTTTGACGGCGATTAAAGAGACCGCAGTGGATTGTAGTCTTTTTAATACGAATCCGGATGAACCGCTTATATGCTATGGATTTGGTCAAATAGAATCCAATGAATATTCGACACAGCCGGATATTACAAAGGATAAGACGAGACCGGTAGCGAGAGAGACAAATAAAAAGGTGAAGTGGGTACCGAGGGAAATAATGAAAGACGGGAAACAGTATGCAATGAATGAGAGGACGAAAGAAATTTATACTATGGAGTCATATAGAAATAATGTGAATAAGGGGACGGATTTGGTTCTCGTCGGTCATTTAGAGAAAAAAGAGAGAATGGTCAATGGTAGGCGAATTGTGGAGGAGGATATTGTCATGGATACGTAGGATTTTTATATGCGTTTATTTTATAGATGCCTATATCTTATAAGAGTAGATTAGAAGAAAAGAAAAATAGTGAAGCAAAACGAAAAGAAAGTACTCAGAGAATATTAAAAGTTAAAGAAAATACTAAACATTTTCAAGGTATGAATCCTTATCGAACAAATAAATCAGTATCAAAAAAATCTAAAGTAAATGAATTATGTAAAGATTCAATGTGTACTATTTCTGGTGGTAAAAGAAAATCAAATAAAAAAAGGAAAACAAATAAGAAGAAATGAATATAAAGAAGATATACTATATGATAGTATGAAGACAGGTAATAGCACTTTTAGCTCAGTTGGTTAGAGCATTGGTCTTATGTCCTATTATAGGTCAAGTTAGCCAAAGGTCATGAGTTCGAGCCTCATATAGTGCATAGTCTTCATCATTTGCTTCATTAGCATAGTCGGTAGTGCGTCAGGCTGTTATGTTTGCAAAAGCAAAAGACTGTTAAGTTTGCAAAAGCAAAAGACTGTTAAGTTTGCTTTTACAAACACCGTTACCTGAAGGTCGATGGTTCGAGTCCATCATGAAGCGATTCTATATTTATTTATCAAATAAATATAGATATTAATCTAAATAAAAAAAAGGTCATATAGAATCTATGTCATCATTAGAACCAAGAGACTTAGCAGATGTATTACTTGAAATCATAGATATAATACCTTCTGAAGAAGTCGAACTGTTGGATGTGTTAAATAAACTATTTGATAACTTGGCATATAAAGCGCCGGAATTGAGAACTTCCCCCGAATGTTGGAGTAAACTCATACAAATTTTATTGGTCCATGTTCCAAAGTTGGAAAAGGATTGGCATATAAAAATAAATAATCGTGTATGCGGGAACTCATGAATAATCATATAAAAAATCTTCTTATATGATTACCAAAATAACACGCTTATGCACTACTATCTATATGAAAATATCAATAAACTCTATCAAAATATTCATCTGTTCCGTAGATTCGTGCAGATTCATCTTCAGAGTCAGTATCAAACTCGGTATCAAATGGAATGAGGTCAGGCATGGAACTATGTGTAGAATTTGTATCTTCATCTATTGTTGAATCTAAATTCCGTAGCAATTCGGATGGCGAAATATCGTGGTCTACCGCATTCGACCCGCGTGTCAGGGTTACTTTCGAAAGGTCTACCGGTGAAATCGCGAATTCGTGCCAATGTTCCAAAATATTCCGGATAGGGACATCTGCGGCAGGTAATAGCCCTTTCCTATGGCGTAGATAATCGTCCAATATGTTTGAAATAGAATCGTACATATATTTTTTATATTCTAGCGAACCAACTGGTGGTATCTCATTATCAAGGACAGGTGGAATCCATTGTGCGTCAGTATAATCAGGTAAATAGTCTTCTGGCCTTTCCCTTTTGATTCTAGTATCATTGATATCGTTCAAATAACTAGATTGGAACTCTTTTATGAAAGGCTTAATATATTCTTTGTCATTACCGTATAATTCAATATCGGTAATGTTCTGGCAACGTGTAGCGGTAGTTGGAATATCGGTATTCATCTTATAATGGTAGATGTGGTTTAGTTTTAAAATTATAAAAGTGAATCAATTTTATTGTCATATAGATTTTATAACAAGGTTATCCAAAAACATATTTAAATCCATATCTTCTTGTAATTTTTCAAATAAATAACTGGGATGATATTGTCTCACAATTTTAGGTTCTCTTATTTTCTCCCATAACCATTTTTTAAATTGTCGTTTGAATTTCAAAGACCAATATAAATGACGGAAGTTATTTAATGTTTGTATTTGTTTTTTACATACATCTATTTCCATTGTATCCCTTTCAATATCAATATTAGTATCTATTATTTCACCAATTGGATTATCATAATAACAGAATGATTGTAAATTTTCATTCAAATATGGTAAAGAAGTCAATTCATTAAACATACAATATAAATATTTTAAATTTTCATTCAAATATGGTAAAGAAGTCAAATTATTATAATAACAATGTAATAATTGTAAATTTTTATTCAAAGATGGTAAAGAAGTTAAATGATTATTACAACAATATAAATCTATTAAATTTTCATTCAACGATGGTAAAGAAGTCAAATGATTAGACGCACAATATAATATTTTTAAATTTTCATTCAACGATGGCAAGGAAGTCAATTGATTATACGAACAATTAAATCTTTTTAATTTTTCATTTAAAGATGGTAAAGAAGTCAATTGATTATACGAACAATATAATTCTATTAAATTTTCATTTAAAGATGGTAAAGAAGTTAAATGATTATACGAACAATTTAATATTTCTAAATTTTTATTCAAAGATGGTAAAGAAGTCAATTTATTATCCATACAATATAATCTTTGTAAATTTTTATTCAACGATGGTAAAGAAGTCAATAGATTATTACTACAATTTAATTCTTTTAATTTTTTAAACCGTTCTAAAGAAGGAATATATGTTAAATTACGTTTTTGTAAATCTATACGTCCGATATCTTCAGGTAAAGAATTCAAGAATTTAACTATATCAAAATAATTCTCTTTTACAAATTCCACCATATGTGTAAATTATTTCATATTAAATTTTTAATTGATTAATAAATCAATTTTGTTATATATATTATGATAAATAATATATATAAAATTTATTTTCATTTCTATGAGATTAATTCGTACGATAGTCAAATAAATTCGATGGTAATATACCGTCAGAAGTTTTAGAATAATTCGTACGATAGTCAAATAAATTCGCCGGCACTATAGTTTCACAAGAATAATTCGTAAGTTTTAGTCTCGCCGGCAGTATATTTTCAGGCAGTATATTTTCAATAGTTTGTTCTGAATTATTAGGATTATAATCAACATAAGGGTTTGCAGAATCAACATAAGGTTTTGCATAAGGAATAGGCGTATCAATACCAATAGGCGTATGAAAAGGTGGAAGATTTTTAATAGGTTTAACACATTCATGAAAAAGTGGAGGATTTGAAGGATTTTTAATAGGTTTAACAGTTTCATCTATCGGACAATCATTTTCAGAGGTCTTTTCCTCTTTTTCTATTTCAGAAACAGACTTCTTTTCCTCTTTTTCTATTTCAGAAACAGAGGTCTTTTCCTCTTTTTCTATTTTTACAATCTCAAGACGTTCTCGATTTTCCAATGGTAATAACTTATAGGAATAATCTTCTTGTGATTCTGATTCGGTGAATCCAACATTAGAATGAGAATTTGTCCTATAAATATCATCTATATGACTCTTCTCTTGGACGAATTGCATTAGTTTTATAATTGCCTCTTTATGGCTATCAAAGTTCTCGAACATTATCTTTCCCATCTCTGCCGGAGAAATCATAAATTCTGTCAAATAGAAGATTTGTTCTTTCTCCTCTTCTTCGAGAACGATATCATAGAAGAATTCCATCATTTGTACGAGGGTTTCATTCCTACATTTTTTGAAATCGGCGATAATATCAATACGTCCTGGTCTGATTAGTGCGTGGTCTAATTGGTCAATATAATTACTCGTCATAATGACGATTCGCCCTGGGTTCTCGAGAACCCCGTCCAAAATATTGAGGAGGAAGGAAAGGTCCAACTTTTCCGCGCCTGCAAATAGGGGTTGATTCTGGTATGTATCGGGTTTCGACGGGTTCGTTTTTATACTCTCTGGTAGTATATTCTCTGGATCTTTTTTTACAGAAGGTCGGGTCGTTCTTAAAGCGCGTTCAATGACCAGATCGCCCTGACAATCGATATCTTCCAATACATAGATTCGCTGTTCTAATGGAATACTATATTTTTCGTTTTGTCCTGTAGAAATATTGATTACATTAATCACCTCGTTGAAGAACAAGTTCTCGAATTGGGATTTAGAAATATCATTATTCAAATTAATATTGATTATATGACGTCTCGTTTCGTTCGCCAGACATTTCACTGTGCTCGTTTTACCCGCCCCAGCTTGCCCCGATAGAAGTAGACCCAAAGTATACGGAATACCCTTGGCATCATACCACTTTTTATTCTTGATGAAGAATTCCACGCGTTTTTTGACAACGTCAATCTCTGGACCGAATAAGTTCGAGAACTTACGATTCGTCTGGAATTTCTTCATCGTGAATGCACACGTATTCGGTAATTTCGAATAATCTTTTTGACCGTTGGAATCCGCAGGGAGATTAGTGGGGTGCTGATTGAAATAATAAATATTATCCCCCAGTTTATTTTTCATCTTGAGTTCATAGTCATATACAAGTTTATTCAGAAACATACGTAATTCGTGGGTACAAAGGGTATATGAAAAGAGTTCGACGACTTGTTCGATATCGAGGGGGGTCTTATCGTCTGTACCTCCCTCGGTCGTTTTATTATCCTGGAGTTTGATGAAAATATCATCCGCGATTTCGATAATATCGGTCTGGTTGATAATGAAATTCTGTTTTTTATATGACACATGTTTGGTATTTTTATTATTGGTGATAAAGTCCAATAGGGCATGACCGTATAAATTCGTCAAATCCGAAATCCTTATTTGAATCGTAATCGACGATGTTTTTTCTCTGTCTCCTTTTTTTTGAATAGGGCCGATTTCCATCAATTTCTTTTTATTCGCCCGATAATATTCATTGACCCGGTTTAATATTTCCGGTGCGAGGGTCTTACAAAGAAAATCGATGATCGCCGTAGCTAAAAAAATATAGACCATCGAGAACATACCGCCATTACCACTATCTGACGCCCCCTGTCCCGGGGTCATGGTTTTCATCATCATAAAAGTCATAAGTTGGGTTTTCATAAAATCCATAGTATTCCCACTATGGAAATTGGTATTTGCATTATTATTCATATAGAGTTATCTATAGGACAGTATTTAAATTATTTTATACATTTATATAGACTAATAAAAAAGGGTTTTACCCCCTTTTTATAAATTTTTATTTATTTTTTATATTTTTATTTTTATTTTTATTTTTATCCATACAAACAACGTTCAAAATATTCAGCACCTGTCATATAGTCTTCTGGATAATATGGATAGTCGTCATCATGATCGTCATCTTCATCATCCTCTTCTTCTGCATCTGAAGAAGACCCATGAGTGAATGATACACCAGAAATATCACAATTGATAATGTCATTCCATCCATCATCTATAAATGTTACGCACTCGGCAGTTGGACGACTTTCGTTAAATGTGTCATATAGATGTTGTTCATCAATATCTACTGAAAGGTTTACTAGAGAAGGATCAAAAACAATGTCTGTGGTATTGTTAAAATCGTAATTTTCGATTCTTTCGCGTTGGATCATACTTGGTAAGTGAATATTTTTTGAATACCCAGAGAGTATTTCATTGGTTATCTCACAAAGAGTAAGAGGGCGTTCATTCTCACGAGTAATACGGGCGGTTGTCATATTGTTATACATCGGTTTACACCTTAATTTATCATTATAATAAAATTATAAAAGCAAATCAATTTTATTGGAGAAAATCAAGTAATATATACATAATACATCTTCTATATGACACTTTATGAAAGTCATATAGGAATAATCACGGATAAAAAGGAGAGATGATATGCCATTTTTTTATAGTTTAATATAAATATAAATGATTTAAATAATCCGCGTTTGTCATATATATCTGGCGATCTAGGAGAATGAACGAAGCAAATAATGTTCTCACTATTAAAACCGTACAAATACAACCTATACGTAATATGATCACTGCCATAAAAGATATATTGACAGATGCGACGATTACTTTCACAAAAACGGGGCTAAAAATTATTAATTTCGATAAGACACATACAATTTTGGTGAATGTGATTTTGAATGCGCAGAGATTCGAACAATATGTATGTAAGCCAGATAAGATTATTATTTGTGCGAATACGCTCCACCTATTCAAGGTGATTTCGACTATGTCGAATGATGATACCTTATCGATGTATATCGAGAACTCGGATTATCACGACGGGATCGTATCCCATTTAGGCCTCCAATATGATAATGGGAATATCAAACAGTGTTATAGCCAGAAATTACGTCTTATAGAACCCGATACGGAGGAACTCATCGTACCTGATGTCGAATATTCGACAGTGATCAATCTACCCAGTTCCGATTTTCAGAAGATCATCCGCGATCTCAATGGGATTTCAGATAGAATAGAAATCAAATCGGTAGGGAATGATTTGATATTTTCTTGCGAGGGTAATTTCGCAAGTTCTCGAATCTTCCGTTCGGAATCCGATGGTAGTATGGAATTTCTACAGAAGCCGAATGCATCTGTTATTATCCAAGGGGAGTTTTCTTTGAAAAGTCTGAGTCATTTTATCAAATGTACACCGCTTTGTAGTGACTTGGAGATGTATTTGGGGAATGATCTACCGCTTATTGTCAAATATAATGTTGCATCTCTAGGGGAGATAAAACTATGCTTGGCGCCATTGCCGCCTAGTTAGGTCCGCACCCTTTTGTCATATAAAATTGATTTACTTTTATATGACATAAACGGATGATATATTAACCAGTTAAAATGAATTTTGTCGAATTTATTGAACGCGTATTCTGTTTTATGGTTCTCGGTTTTACCCTGTATTATACGAGGACTGAATCGAAGAAAGTGAACGAACGGAAAGAGAATGCGCTAATGGCGATAGAAGACTACCGTATTCCCCTTTTCATAGAGGATGATGGGGTTGTCTTGGCACTAAGAGAAAAACCAATTCTCAAAGTAGCGCAAGAATATCAAGATAGATGTCATATAGATGAATTACAAAAAGATGATGATAAAATATCGCAGTGGCTTTGGGCGTGGATTCAATATATTGAATAAAATAAAAGGTATAAAAATAATGTCATATAGAAAATATCATGGATGATTTGACACGATTATTGGACGATCTTTCCCTTAAACCTGCATTGGACGATCTTTCCCTTAAACCGGCATTGGACGATCTTTCTTTATCATCTACGAAAGAAAAAACAGAAACAAAATCAAATAAAATAAATGAAACCGAATTATATCAAAAATATAAAGCGACATATTCCGCGGCATTTGCGGACTTGGGCCAACACGCCCTTTTTTTATGGGGGGCATTCTATGCGTTGTACTTATACAAAGATTCCTATATGACATTATTCACAATTCCATTTGCAAGTCTTATGTTAAACCGTACATTCATAGTTTTCCACGATTGCCAACATGGGTCATATACACCTAGTCCTATAGTAAATTATATCATATCGCATATTACTGGGACATTTGTTCTTACAAGCCCGAATTGGATATTAGACCATCATACCCATCATTTAACAAATGGAAATATAGATAATGAATATAATTATAAATTCAATGAATTAATTGACTATACAAAAAGTGAATATTTATCTTTTACGAGATATGAAAAAGTATGTTTTTATATTTTTTATAACCGTTATACTTATTTTTCAATATTTCCTATCATATATTTTTATATTGCACAACGATTCATTTATATTATCAAAAAAATAAAATACGGGGAAAAAATTAAAAAACAATTATCTTATATTTTATTTGACCATGTATTAAATAATATAAATATTATCGTATTTTTTTATGTTTTATATATAAATAAAATTTGGATACATTATTTAATATCGAGTTATATTAATTTTATATTAGGATTTTTTCTATTTCATAATCAACATACATTCAATCCGCCCTATGTTAAAAAAAATGATGAATGGACGCAGAAAAATAGCGGTATTCATGGGAGCTCATTCATCCAAGTCCCGTTTTGGCTGCGATATTTTTATATGGGAATAGAATACCATCATATACATCATATGAATCCAAAAATCCCAGGATATCATATAAAGCAATACCACGAAGAAGTTATCAAACAAAGTGATCTATTTGACCCAGTTATAAAACTATCTCTATGGGACTGTTATCAAAATTTATGGTTTGTCCTATATGACGAAGATACCAAGAAATATATCCGGTTTGACGAATTGGATTATAATGACCGAGTCACATGGAATGATTTTATCATGAATGATTTATTTTCACTCTCATTTATCATTATCAAATATAGTATAATTCTATATATCTGCTATATGACAAAAACAAAAATATATGAATAATATATGGTAAATAAAAGATGTATTTCTACATGTAAACAATTTCCCAAGGAGGAATGTAATCCCCCTAGATGCGCCTATGTAAACGGTGCTATGCGTAAGTACTGCCGCCTATCTTCGAAATATGTCATGCGGAAACCCTCATGCACGGTTACACGCCGAGTCAAAAAGAAAGAAATAGAGACCCATGCTAGAAAACGCATCACCCATTTTCTCAAACGCACAGGTAAGGTTCTCCAACTCGTCTGTTCGAATACCGGCGAATGTCTCACATTCGGTAAAAACGTAGACGAGATCACAAACCTATTTGCCGGATTTACCGGATTCAATTATGTAAATAGTCCTATAAGACCACTTGGTAAGCCTTCGGCAAACGGTTTTGTAAAAGAAATCGAATATGCAAAGAATGGTTATAAAGCGTATGCTGTGCTAAAATCCTCACAGAATGAGTCCTCCGATAATTTACTATATGAATATTTAGTCGGTGTCAAATACATCAATCGCGTTTTGAAACGCTTCCCCTGTTTCTTACAAACCTATGGATTCTACTTCTATGAGACAGATGCGGATAGGAAAGAAATGATGCGAACCGTCCCGCTTAATAAAAAGGTTTTGGATGGCCTTATCCAACAGAAATCGATCGATTATAGTAAAGCATGCGAGAATTCTATATTGGGTGCGGTCCTAATCCAGCATTTCCATTCTGCGAAATCGATGCGTGATTCTATTGCGTCATATAGCGAATTCTGTAAAATGGATTCGATCTATATGTTATTTATCGTATATCAGGCACTAGCATCATTGAGGAAACAGTTCACCCATTACGATTTACATGACGAGAATGTTTTGATAGTAGAACCCGATCCGTCGCAGTATTACATTTATAAATATCATCTATTGGACGGTACAACGATAGAGTTCAAAACGACATATATACCCAAAATCATCGATTATGGTCGATGTTTCTTTGATAATGGGAATACGAATTCCAAGAAAATATATGATAAAATATGCGATACACCCGAATGCGCTGATTGTGGTCTAGAAGTTGGGTTTGAATGGTTTGAATCGCCACCAACATATGGAATAAGTTCTCAAAAGAAGAACGAAAGCCACGACTTGCGATTGCTACATATGTTGAAATTACAATTAGATCGTGATGCATTAACTGGTAAAAAGAAACCGAATACGCGTATTTTCGTGGAATTAGAAGCCATGTTGAAAAAAGTAGTATATGGTAGAGGTATTATAAATCCCAATGAAAAATTATTCGGGACGAATGAGAATCTGACTTTACACCCAGATATGTCAAAAATAGCCAATGTCAAAGATGCATATGAGTATTTGAAATATGTCATACAAAAACCGGAAATAGTCAAATATAATAATAATCTATTTGGCGTTACAGAGAAAATGGCCGGTACATTTCATATATATGAAGACGGTCGAAATATGGTTTTCGAATAGTCATATAAAAAATGATTTTTATATGATTTATACTTAGTGAAGAGTTGAGTAATGTTTATATCTATATTTCTATCTAACGCTGGGACCAAACTACGCAACTAATATCGTCCAATAGAGGAAATCCGGTTTCTTCGTATTCATAATATGAATAACCATCGGGCATATCTACTAACTTGAGACCAGACATTTCTTCTCTATATGACTTATATTTCATATATGAATCTCTCGATACAGGAGTAATACATAATATCCATTTCTGTAACCAGCGTTTTTCTGCGAATTCGATGAGCGTATCGGCGGTTTCTACGTCTGCTAAAAAGGGTCCGTCGATTTTATCACATACAATGTCAAATAGACCATCTGACCCAATGATGATTTGTACTTCATCTTCATCACCGAATTCAATGGTCTTACGTTCGGGTTCGAACCCGGTCATACCGTGGTGTCCTATAGATTGTGTGAGTGATAAACTATATTCGGTATCTCCGTTATAAAACGTCACTGTATCAGAGGATTCCATAATGAGATGATTTCCGTCTAGGATTCTAGGTGCATCCCCTTTATTTATCTCATAGGAAATATTCTGTTTGGCTAATCGGACGATTTCTTTATCGGAGGTGATTTTATGGAGTTCGTTTTTATATACGAGGGTTTTATTGATATAGACTCGGGCACTAGAGTCGCCTATACTGAATATTTCCGCGCGATTTTGGAAGACTTTGAACATAAGGAATGTAGCACCGATATTGGGCGGGTAGAGAGTAGGCGGTATCATTTTCTGGATATATGCGACGGGGTCGTCAGATAGGGCGATTTCCAAATGATCGAGAGCTTCAAATGCTTGATTGAATATCATATAGGGTACACGTTTCCCATCTTTATATGAAAATGTTTTACCGTGCCCGTCTGAGATAATGGCCCAGTCGAATGAGTCTTTTGGATCTGGGGCGCTATATGACCCGGTAAATACGGAATCCTGTCCCGAATCGAGTTGTTTAATTGCGTTAGACATATTACGCATGCGTGGTTTTACATCGATAATTACGGGGGTTTCGTATTTAGATAAGGCCTTTGCCTCGAAGTCAAATAGATTAAGTTGTTCGATTGTAGTCATTGTTCTCGATTATTTGATATTGAATTAATTTTATAAAATAAAATAAAATAAAATCAATTTTAGTTAGGATTAATTTATTTATATGAAAAGGGAGAACTTAATTTAACTAAAATCCTTATTCACATGGTCTTCTAATTCACATACATGACCCCACATGATTTTCAAATCTTCTTTACGGTCATGGTCTTGTGTATGATGTTTCAATTTATGTTCGATGGCTTCTTTCAAACGTCTTATAGAATTACGATATGTCTGGATCTTATCGTGATAGCCCATTTTTTTCGCCAAAATCATCCAGCCAAGTTTTTCGAACATGGCCTTATGCCAGTGGCCTAGACCACAGAAGGTATGTTCACAGCAACAACCTTCTTTTCTGTTTTTCATATGCATCGTTTTATTATGCTTCTTACGCATACTGCCACGTTTACGCATTGATTTTGTCATATATACTATGCGACGAAAATTTTAGTATAATAGGCCCATAACCCGAGTCCTATAAAACATTTGGCGATAAAATCCAGAATATTCATCGCAATATTTTTCCATTCTTCGCTGAATAAATAAACGATTCCATAGATCGACCAAATCGCGAAATACATGAAATAGAGGACATAATTCGAATAGACGTATTTGGGTTTTACAAAGACGTGGAAAATGATTGCGAACATAACGAAAAAGGCGACGAATCCTGCGAAACATGAGGTCAAACGGTCAATCCATCCGATCTCGCCCAAATAACCCAAATAGAGCATAGAATAATTGAAAAAGACGATGAGTAGGAAAATACCGATATGTACGGGTACGCGGGTATTCATTCCTAAAACGAGACATAATGTGAGTAACATCAACGGAGTTGTAATAGTCCAGTCAACATATCGGGTTTTTGTAATGTCTTTCCATATACCGTCATTGTCATTGTCATTCTCATTCTTATCATTAAGATTTTCGATTTGTCCTATAAAAATAGAATAGAAATAGCCAGCAACAATAGAAATACAGGTTTCTAAATTGAGTATATGACGTACGGCCGGGATATTTGTACGCATAGCTTCAATAAATGTAATAGTCGCAGTTGTGAGTAGCAATATGTATGTGATCATAAAAGATGATTTTGTCACATAGGAAATTTTACTTTTACTTTTATCTTCACTTTGATATCCTACACTTTGATATCCTATACTTTGATATCCTAGACTATTCATTATAATATATATATTATAATGGAAGTAAAAATTGAATTAGAATAATAAATAATTCATTCACAATTGTATTTGACAGATAATCCGCGATTGTATTTTACAGATAATCCGTGAATGTATTTTACAGATAATCCGTGAATGTATTTTACAGATAATCCGTGAATGTATTTTACAGATAATCCGTGAATGTATTTTACAGATAATCCGTGATTGTATTTGAGAGATAATCCGCGATACTATTCAAAATAAAAGGGATGGGGTCGAAGGGGAAACCGTAGGTTTCCCTTCAAAACTCGGGTTCATGTTTTTTGAATAAACACCCCTGTTTTTCCAAATTAGGGATATGTGAAATCATCGCAGGGTCTTTCAACTCCGTCGTATCCAGCCATATTTTAATAATACAAAAATTCTTCTTCGGCGAAATAGTAATACCATTTATATGACTACTATCCGCCACTTTTTGCGCCAACGTCTCACCACATAGCCGATAAAAAAGTTGTTTCCATACTTCACCCACTTGTTTATTCGATACTTTATATGAAAAACATCCCCCACTCCTATTTTTGGGGTCTTCCCACATAGGCGTAATACCCTTACGCATTATGAATAGCATACAGTTTTTCACTATATTCTCGTTTACCACCTCACTAATAGAGACGACTTTTTCGGCGCAATCAATATCTCCCAAAATAAGGGTATAACTAGATAAGTCCCAATTTTTATTCTGTGGTAAATGGTAATATAGATTCCATTTATCAAGCAATGGATATTTTGGGAGAAAAATACTCATCGTATTTTATCGGCCTATACGTGTCATATAGAATAATCTTTATATTATTTCCATACCAATATCTTCGGATACTATCGATTCATTATAATCGCTTTCTATATGAAGCACTTTATAATTATCTTTCTCCAATAGAATATATTCATCAGGATGTATCGTAACTATTTCGAGGTTATGGTCCATGATTTCCACCGTATAATCTGCATTAAACTCTTTCGAATTATTCCTATAGGACAGTTCCCTCAGAATAAATGCGGGGGTTAAAATGATATTCATATTCATATAATAGCCGCGGTCCAAATCGATAGGAATACCAGTTTTATTATTTTCCGTCTTATATGTGATTGAAAGGAAGGTATATTTACATTTCATATTTGTTTCTACGGTATTTTCTATACCATTTTCTTGGAATCTTCGATTGAGTCCTATAAAAAAGATTGTATAAAAAGTATTATGAAAATTGATGAAATACTCGCCTTTTATTTTTAAAAGGGAGAACGCGGAATTATTTTTCCTATATATATGCATCAATCTTTGTGCCAAAGAAATAACGTCGAAAGATAATTCGCCGATTTCGGTATATTCTTCTTTCAATTTCCCTTCGGAGTTGATATATACGATGGCTAGCCAGTTCTCGTATTCGGGTTCTATGAAATAACATTGGGATAAAACAGAATATTGGATAGATGCCAGACCATTTACACATTGTCTTATAGGACTATATGAATGATATGTATCAATGCAGCATTCAGTGACTTGTGTTTGACAATAACTATAGTCCATGATGCATTTTACGATATAGGGTTCCCAGCAATTTTCTTCGTCCTCGTCCTCGGTTACGATATAATCGCTTTCTTCTGTCATATAAAAATATTTTATTATGTTTTTATATGACTTAGTATATCTATATTTTAGTTCTACCATAAAACGCGCCTGGCCAAATTATTCGCCGAATACTTGTTTGTTTTCCAATGGCCCTTGATTTTCCCGCTTCTAGTCAAATAGTTCTTGCGTCTCTTTTTATCTTTATGTTTGGTATAATCTTCGTAGCCCATTTGACCGAAATGTACCCAATGGTTATTTATGGGGTCATATATATCATATTTCTTTTGTGGGTTGGACGATGGATATAGTTTGGCCGTTCGACCTAGATAGCGATAGGCCATATGTTGGGCTTGTTTTGGATTGGAATATTTATATATATCTTTTGGCCATTCTTTCGGCCATGACGACTTATGTTGAGGATGTTGACGCCTTATGCGTAGTGTTTTATTCCGCGATGTCATATAGGTTATATGTATATAAAATTGAAACACTTTTCTCGTTATGTCATATAGAAATATCTCTATATGACAATGCCCAAAATCCAAGAATTTTCTCGTTCGGAAGCGATTAATATGAATAGACAAAAGATGGAGAACTCGGTTCTCTTATATGTGAAGGACCAAGATCCTATTTACCACGATGATATTACATTCATGACGCAAGAAACTAAAAAGAGTAATACCGAGACGTTTATGATGTTGAATCGTACGAATATTGCATTTGCAAACGAAGAAATACTTGTGGCGATTCTGCATAAAGAACGCATGCTTCGTTATAAGGAAGAGGCCATAAAGTGGCGTGAAACGATTGAAAAAATAGAAAGGAAAAAAGAGAGAGATAGAGAAAGAGAGAGAAAATCCGAGAAGAATTTTAATAATATGTTATCGAATATATTTAAACTAATATGACTATGTTGGAATAAGTGATTCTATATGACACGTAAATATCCCCTTCGGGGGGTCCGCTTAAATATCCAAAGAAATAGTATTCTTACATTGGGTTGAAACCATTATTAGGTTATTAGAAAACCCCCTTCGGGGGGGTCCGCTTAAATATCCAAAGAAATAGTATTCTTATCACTCCTATTCTTTCTCTTTGACTTCTTCGGCCCCGTGGCATTCTGCATATCTTTCAATGAACTAATAGAAATTGTCGAATCATCTCCCACGCTTGTCATATAGATATTATTCATAGGTTCTTCGACAGGGTCGCTTCTAAATAATTCCGGTGCTCTTTGTTCCGGCGGCGAAAAAGGTACTTCTACAGATTTCGTTTTTAATCCCGCTAATATATTATCTATATCTGTATTTTGAGGTCCGCGCATTTCGGGCCTTTTTTGCGGCGGTGGTGCCATCTGCGGTTGTTGTCCTATAGGACCATATCTAGAACCTATATCCAACCCCCCTTCGTTAAACATCGCACCTCGGGCCATGGAAATATCGGGTCTCGGCATCTGATTTCCCGGGTGTTCGGTAAACTGCATCTGTTGTCCGGGTCTAGGCTGTGTTGGCATAGATTTCGTCTCCACAGGCGCAGGTGGTGGTCCCATATTTGTATTAGGACCCTGTTGCCCCATCTGGTTCATCATATTATTCGCAAAGGCGAATCCAGGACTTTGTTGGGACATACTCGATACAGTCGCATTAGTAAACATCTTCATGAGTTCCGGTGACTGTTTAATAACATCATTGAAACCGGGAGTCGCACTCGAAAGCGCTTTATTTGTAAAATTGACAACGGCGGCACTGAATCCTAGACGTAATAATAAAGAAATCTCGGGGCTCAATTTACCCCCCTTATATTTCTCGTGAAGTTCTCCGAATATTTCCTCATAAGAATCGATATCTTCGTTAATCTGTTCGCCCCATCCGTCCAAATTAATATCGAAAGGATTGAATGCCGCATTCGCATATTCGACTGAATTGACGAAAGTCATAAACCACCATCCCTGTAATTTGATACTATCCTTCTTCCTCTTATCTTCGAGTGCGGTCTCATATTCATCTTCGATTTCTTCGTAGTTCGATTCCATAGTGAAATGCGTATTCGATTTTATAAGACCCTTTTCGTACCATTCCTCTAGTTTTTTAATCATTGCGCGCTTCTTACGCCTTTTTTCGCGGTCGGATAATTTCGTAGGTGCAGAACCGGTAATGGGGACTTCGTTAACTTTCGAGAACCCATCCCATGTTTTCGAATTACCCATACTTTCTACGGTAGCCTGGCCGATATTGGAATCGGTGGTTTGTCCTATAGAAATATTCTTTGTTTCTCCTCCTCCCCCTCCGGAGGAGGAAGATCCACCTAGACCGAAGAAATTACTGAAACCGGAGAACATTTTCGATTCGCTTTTACCGCCGCCGCCACTTTTCGATGCACTACTAGATCCAGATAATTCATTCAACTCGCTTTCCAATTTATCGAGTTCTCCTAAATCGATATTAATAGAATTCGACGATTTCTGTTTATCATTCATCAAGAATTCGAGTCCACCTCCGAAATTAACCGAAGAGGAGGACCCCCTATCATCGTCCCCGTTTAAATTAATACTGATTGGTTCCAAGTCACTGAGTCCTAAATCGATTGCTTCCATATTTATACTCTTATAACACTATTTATTTTTAAGTTCTCCGCGACGCTTATTCTTTTTTTATTTACCAAGTACCAGATCCCTTGTAAAAAACAATCGGCTAAATCGTCTTTTTTCTTCGTATTCAATGATTCTATATGACCCTGTAACCACGTATTCGATTCTAGAATACCTCGGCAATAAAAAATCCCGTCTTTTTTATGTTTTTTATATTCCGGATTTATTTCGGGGGATTTTTGGGATCCTTCGAGAACTGGCGCGGATTGTCCTATAGAATTATTCTGTACGGCGGCTTCGCCGCCTCTCCCCCCTCCCCCACCACCCTCTCCTCCCTCTCCTTGTTTCGTCTCTTGTTCCGAGTTCTCGGTATTTTTCTTCTTAGACCCCGATGGTTCAAATATTTTGAGTTTATTGACAGAAGAAATGAATTCTATATGACATGCCTCGCCGTATTTCATGATGAAGAACTGTGCCAACATACCCTGGACGGTTTTCATTCGATTAGCGATGGGCGATATTTGGTTCTCGATAATTACATGGGTAATTGCCTTTTGATTATCGACTTTATCGAGAACTTCTGTGAGAAGGCGATTTAACGAGTGTCCTATAGAAATAAGATCAATGGTATTTGATGTGGCCGTTTTTTTTTCTTTTATGGGAATGAGGCCGTGGTTCTCGACGTATCTTTGAATATCTTCTATGAGACCTTTTTTAGAGGGCTTAGCCGTAGGCTTGCCAGGACCTTCATTTTTTTGAGAACCAGTTATTTGGTCATATAAAAGTTGTAATTCAGGAATCGTTTTACTCGTTAGTTTAGATGGAACGGTAATTTTTTTATATGACGATGTTTTTGCATGTTTTTCACAAAAGGTTTGTTCTCTATTCTTATATTTGGCCGGTTTTCCACATTTATTTTCGGGGGGTTGAGAACCTATAAAAAAGTTCTCGATTTTCTTTTTCCCTTTCTCTTTATTCTGTATATTTGATTGATTACATAAAATAGCGGATGGCTTTTCGGGGAGGAGGTTCAAAACGCCCCAATCGAGAACTTTGAATGGAATCTCGCACCTATCGAGAACTTTGAATGGAATCTCGCACCTATCGAGAATCTTAAAGGGTTGGTTCTCGCACCTATCGAGAATCTTAAAGGGTTGGTTCTCGCAGTTACCGAGAACCTGGGTATCGAAAATACAATAGGCCATATTTTTTATTCCAATATCAAAACTAATAATTCTTTTCATAGATATGGTCATATAGAAATTATATCTATATGACTTTATTGTATTAACAAAGAAATGCACCTCCTACAAAAAACATCGGCGCTATTATTATGTCCTATCATCGCCCTTTCGAACCAAATTCGAGAACCTAAAAACGAAGTTCTCACACTACTGGTAATAGCAGTCGTAATAACGAGCCAACAATTCTGGTCCAATCCCATAAAGGGTAGTAAGTCACATAGAATAGATTCCTATGTGACAAAAGCGGCCATTCTAATATTCATATTTTATACCTTTTCTCGCGGGTTCTCGACATTCTGGTGGGAATTGTCCTATATGACAGTAATAGGGATGATGGCTATCGCCTTTTGGATATCCAACCGGGAATCCTCTCGTAATTGGAATAGCCGAGAACATATATTAGCACATAGTATGGTACATTATTGGGGTCTTATAGGTTCTCTATATGCCTTTATATAATTTTGTCGGGTCGGGTCATATAGAAGAATATTCTATATGACAAAAAAGGCTATTAAATTAGGTTCTCCGAAATTGTATCCTTAATTAGTTCCAAATGACACCTATTTATTCTATCATTTGAAAATCGAACCTGTAATAACCGCATTGATCCTATATAATTACCATTACAATCTTTACAATAGGGTGGTATATGATCACATATAAGAATTGCCTGACGAATATTATAATCCGTAAATAAATGGTTTAATTCGGGCCATTGCATATTCAATTCTATTTTTATTTTATCAATGGTTGCAACTATTTCACTTGCATAAGAACCATCGAAATCCTGAGACATTATATAGTCATATAAAAAACATTTATATCATTTATTAGACAAACTTCAATGAGTAGAACATATTATTTCCCAGAATATTGCAATAGCGCGCTCTGTGTAATGGAGGGCGCGACCTTACGCGCTTCCAATTGTTCTCTGGTCAAATAGAGTTGTTTCATATCACTATCTTCGTACCCCTTCGGCTTCGTCTGTTCCGTAAAAGACTGGTACATAAAGGGCGTGGAAAAAGGCAACGGCGTATCTGGGTATCTCTTATAATAACCAATATCATTCGCCGCTTCGACATAATCATATCGCATGATATCCGGCGCATTGGCAGTCAAATAACGGCGATATTGCCAATTCGACTGAATCCCCGTTTCTTCAATGATCTTTTTATTGACCAAGGCCTGGGGTTGGTAACTACACGTAATCGTCCGACCATCGGCCATAAGTGGGGGGAAATTGTCATATAGATTATTTGTTTGATAGCCCTTGAATGTGGGGGTCAAGACATTCGTACTATTATTCAACATATCAATATGTTATATTTCGATATTTTTTATTGGACATTATCCAATAGGATTTTGATCAAATCCCCCTTTTTCAATTTTTTTATATTAACATCTTTTGCTAGACCTCTTTCTAAAACCAGAGATTTCAAAGTAGAAATATCTAAATTCTTATATGACTCTGAGGTAGCGACTGGTACTGGTTCGATTGTTTCTAAATTTGGGATCTCGAATGTCATGGGTTCTTCTACGAGTTCCGAATTTTCTTCTATAAGACCGGGTTCTTGCGATTCGATTTTAGGATCGACTTGTTCTTCTGGAACAGAGATATCGCAGATATCGTCGACTTCTACTTCGATATTTTCGTTCGATTGTCCTATAGAAATCTTATTTTCGACGACTTCGTCGTCATCCGAGTCTTCGATCTCGCTATCACTATCGCTATCGCTGTCACTATCGCTATCGCTATCTTCATTATCCGATACCACGATTTTATTCATCATAGGTCCCATCATAGATGCCATCATAGAAGAAAATGGTACAGATGTAAAAGGCATACTTTGAGGTTCGGGGGTTGGTGGCATATAGACCGGGCGACTTTTAATCACCATGAATTCCTTCACCATATTATTCATGATATCCATCAAAGTATTTGTCTTATCCTCTAAAATAGTTAATCTACCTTTGAAATGATAGACTAACATAATAATCAAGATAAAAGTAATGGCTAAACTTATAAAGAAAAATGTCTCGATAAAATTGAAAAACCCCATTTTTACTATAAGAATATAAAAAGAATCGTTTTTAAAAACGCATGGTCAATTAAAGATATATTCTATATAATATCATATAGGAATGGATAATATAGAAACTGCACCGGCACCGGCAACAGCACCGACAACAGCACAGACAACAGCACAGACAACAGGTGATAGTTTCCTTAAAAAAATGGGGGATTCGGCTACAACATCAACCTATCAGACAATCATCATCATAATTCTGACCGTATTCCTTATTCTAGCAGTTTTAGGAATAAATGTTTTCACGGCAATCGGCAGACTTTTCCAATCTGCATTCGATGTAATAAAACCGGTCACATACAATACAATTAGTGATATAGGATATACGACAGGATCTGTCATTCACGATACTTCCAATTTACTAGCCGATGCGGGGAAAAGGGGGATCGATATTGTAAATGGTACTATACAAGATATAGGCGGCCTCCTTATTAAATCGAGTGGTAGAGAAAAGAAAGAAGGATATACCGCGGCATCCCCCCTAGAACCCGACGCATCCAATCAATACTCCTATTCATCCACTTTCACCCAAATCGATGGGGATAAATATAAGACAAATTCCATATATGACCCCACCATGTTCTCATCTTTTAACTAAAAAGCCTTCAACCCCTTTATCGTTCATTTATACCTATAAAAATAAGTATAAATACTAGCATAAATGACACAGCAAACGCTATGGCTATACGTAATCGAACTAGAACAAGATAAATATTTTCTATATGACACCTATTGTACCGATGAGTTCGAGGTTTTAGTTCTCGCACATATGAATCACGACTACCTCAAAAAATATAAACCCATCGATATTAAAGAAATCCTCATATTAGAAGATCATATAGAAATACTCTACTATTTGAAAAGATATATGGCCGCATATGGGATCGATGCCGTTAGAGGTGGGCCCTATACACAAGAATATTTAACCAAAGAAGAGGAAGACTTTTTAGAAAAAGAACTATCAGTCGAGAACCGAGATAAAAAGGAGAGTCATATAAAACAAATCATACAAAAATACGGCACTAAAAGATGGTCACAATTCGAAATAGACGAAGAAGTCCGCCTTCTAGAATCGATAAAAGAGTCATATAGAAAAGATTTGAATAACATTAACCGGCTAGGCTGGATTAAAGATTCTATTCTATTTGACATAGAATGGCTACGTAATATATGTTGTCAATGTTCTAATACCAAACCCCCTTATTTATACATATATAAGGAATTCTTTTATAAGAAATATCATAGAATCATCGAGAACTTGAAACGGATTACGGAATTATATTTCATTTATAACGAAGGTTGTCATATAGAAAATTCCGTGTTTTTAAAATACCCCGAATTCATATTCGACCTGTATGTTTTCATGCCATCATCCGCTGGTTATGTGCCTAGTCAAATAGATGATTTATGTGACCAATTTGAAGTAATGGCGAATACGTTGATTAATAGGCGTATGGAATACCAATTTCATATAGATGGTTATGAAGTGGATATCGAATGGAAAATAGAACGTTCCATATATTTTCTGACGAATTATAGCCGGTATATTATTTAGATTTTTGTTTCCGCGAATGAGAACCCATTTGTTTTACTTTTCCGCAAACGCGAATTTGTTTGTTTTACTTTTCCGCAAACGCGAATCCGTTTGTTGGATTCTGTATGACCTTATACTGCGTACTTGGCGCTATTTTCGGAACAGAAGTCCGTATAGAAGACGTCGTATTCATAGGCGTCAAATTCCCAGTAATATTCGATATAACCCCACATACCGTATTTTGCACTTTTGTCTTATAGGACATATCTATATTCGAAATATCCATCATATAGGATAATTGGAAATCATATATATTACCACTCGACGTAGGTAAAACGATATTAGATATAGTAATATTACCAGCGTATTGTCCTATAGAAAACACAGAAGAATTTTGTATATTCACATCAAAATTAGGTACACGACTAATATCTACCGAATACGGGGCAGTAAGGGGTATAATTGTATTATTTGATAGTACGGTCAAAGCCACTTGCGATATATCCAATATAAGGGGTGTCAAATAGGAAATATTATTAGACCCCGCGAAATAAAACCCCACAGGAATTGTCATACTAAAAGTACTCACTGAATATATCGGCGATACAATATATAAAGATGCCACGATCGACGGATTAGTATATCCAGTAGTATAATAAGATGAAAAAATCGAATCAGAGGGTACTATAGTAGTCGACGTAATATCATTATATGACTCTATATACCAGTTGGGTGAGGTCATCTCATTTTTTATCGCATAGGAACCCGTATTTGATATATAGTTATAAAGGGGTACCGAATCATCCTCATATAAATAAATCGGAGGTCCGGGTACACCACATGCGGTTGTTAAAGTGGGTTTCGAACGATTTATGGCGCATCCTTTTGCTTGGATACTAGGCGCGGCTAGGTTCACCTGTTTCCCATTCAAATATGTTTTCCCTTTTACTGTTATAATGGTATATGACTGTTGTTGGTAGTTACCACTAACGATTTGTCCCCATTTTTGCGATTTTGTCAAGTTATTCGTTTGACTAGATTGTTTATTGGGCGCATATTTGAGAATTTCCGTTTTACGCCGCATATTAAAATCGAAGGCGGTATATGGTTTATTCGTTTTGGGGTTCAATATAGAACCATCATATGGATTTATAGGATTAAATCTAGTGGGCGGATTCTGTATTCGGAATAATCTCTGATTCTGGTTAAGAACATCACATATATTCGGTATTGTCATATATAGTATATAATATATATGACGAAAGGGGTACAAGAGAATTAATATTTATTATACCAACTATTGGCCAAATAGGATGCATTGGAAAATTGGCCGGTTTGATTTGCGCTAGAACTCGCGTAACCTTTATATAATTTGAGATTCGGTCCAGCATTTACAATACCATTAATATCTATGATAGAAAGTGCATAATTGAAATACCGGAGATCCGATATAGCCCCTCCAGGTGGTAAAGAATCTGCGATATGAATACTATCGGAATTCTGTCTAGGAGGTTGGGATAATACGCTTCGTACATAAATCGTTCCGTTAATATAAACATCAATGCTTTTATTCTGGCAACGTATGGCTATATGGAACCATTTATTAATAGGAATATTACTTATATCGATGATTTGTGTATTTGCCGATGCAACATTCGCATTTAAATCTGAAATATTCGATGTAACTGTATCTATCATGATACAAATCGTATTTGTAATAGGTGGAGATGCCGTATTAATACCACCAGGAATAGTATAATAATCATTATAAAGGTATAATCCAGGACAATTTGTAGTAGAAACATTTGCACTACCATCTAATTTACCGTAGACGGTATCTGTAGATGCTCCCGAACCTTTTACGAAAATACATCCGTACTTCTCTGAAGTAGTTGTAGAATCTCTTTTAACGGGTTTCAAATTCAACCAACAACACCAAGTAAATTCAAGACCACTCAATTGATTATTTGACCTCATAATAGGTATATTTGTCAAAGTTTTTGGTTGGGTATAATCGGTTTTAATAACAACACTATATGCCTTCATATCAGGTATTAAACCACTAACAACATATACACTAGTCGCACCACCAACGAAAAATCCGATAATTTGCATTCCTAAATAGAAAAAGAAGATGAATGCACCCAAAACCAATATCAAAAAGAAGAATTTTGCAATCATTCCATTTGAATTCAAGAAACCCGTACTGGCATTAATCACATTTTTCGAAGAAAAATCGTTCAATGTACTTGATACGGATTCTTTTGCACCAGAATATGCATTTGACGCTGTTTCTGCGGCTCCAGATACGGCTTGTCCTATACCACTAACACCTTCAGATGCTTTTTCTAATAAAGTTTTTTCTCCACTACTCATATTATATATATTATATACCTTTTATACTATAAGTTAACCAAAAATATTATTTTTAATACCATTTTCACCTACCTTATTCCATAAATGTATTGAGACACCGCCAGCACCAGGTTGTCCATTACCTTGTGTATATATACTATATGCAGTTGCAGGGTCTATCGGGTAAGGGAATCTCATGAAATTTCCTAAAATAACTTCTTGTTTATGTCCGGTTAAAGAACCGAATTTAATAAAAGAATTCGTATCAGGCATATATATTGGACTAGTTATAGCACTAGATAGCGCTAATTTACCATCTTGGTAAATATCTATAAAGTTAGTATCAATACTTACAATCACATTTGTCCATCGTTGTAAAGGGAAACTAGGATTAATAATAATATATTTTGTATCATATGCACCTTTACTAGGACTAGTACCAATATCGACTTTTAATGTCGCGGTATCCTGATCATCTAAATATAATCTAAAAAATTTCTTATCATTCGCTTCATTACAGAATGTAAATAATGTTTGATCTACACCACTTTTTTGTAAACTATCTACATAAATCCATATAGAATATGTATATGATATATTACGTATATTAGTAGAACCAGAGGTACCATTCGGCATAAAATTCGAATGTGAATATTGTATAGGATCAATCTCACTTTTTGTTAAATCAACTGTTTTTACTAAAACAGGATTTGGTTTCCAATAAACATATACATAATATAAAACTACTACTAATATTATTGCTAAAATAATATATATAATTGGATTCATATATACATAATAACATAATATTATCTATATTTTTATGAAAATATTTACCATATTTGGAATTCATTTGATAACATATTACGTCCACTACCTTTTGTAACAGAAATACCATAATGTATTTTACCATTCACAGCATTATTTTGACTTCCAGAAAAGGATAAATATGCTTTCTGTACAGCATCAGGGCCAAATGGGCTATTAAAAGCAGTTAAATCTGCTATATATACATCCTGTTGGTAACCAAATTGTATAGCACTCGTTGTAGGGGACGGTTTAATCATACCACCTGTTGCAGCAGATGTTACACTGCTACTTTTCATACCCGATGGCGGTTTTGGTGGATTGTATACATTTGTACTATCTAGTACTAAAGAGTTTACTAATTTACCATTCATATAAACATCCATTATAGGTGTTATAATATTCGTATTATCTAATACGACTGTAATAAATGACCATTTTTGTATAGGTATATTAGATAACGCCTTTATTGATTGGTAATTAGCTGCTGAATTAGAAGCAGTGGTAATAGTAGTTGTATTATAAATAACATATAAATTCTGTCCGGTACTATCTAATGCCCATGCGTAAAAAATATTATTCGATGATCTAGGTGTGTCTTTGGATCCCTCGATATTATTCAAATAGAAAAGTGTTTTTCCATGATTACCAGCAATAGTGAAAGAATTAGGAAGGGGGGTGTCTAGATTATTGCTAGGTGGACTATTCACATATACCCATGCATAAAAAGATAAGGTTTGCGATGTATATGTATTTGATCCTAATGTATTAAATGTAATAGGAGTAGGTACTGCATTTGGGGTTACACCCAAATAGAAGGTACTTCCCATTAATGTTATACCGGGTGTACTAAATACATATGAATATATTAAATATGCAATAATAATACCTACGATCGCTAAAATAATAAATTTATAGTCCATGTTATAAAGTAGTCATATAAAAATATTTTTATATGACCGTTTGAAAGGCTAGAATATAGGCATATTCTTCACAACCAAATAGTTATAATTTGTGGCAATTTTACCACGATCCAATGGTGTGGGATAATACATTACGTTACATACCGCGCCATATAGGCCATTTCGGCTCGTCGTGTTTAAAGCCGATGTATTCGTCGGTGCTTGTGTTGGTCCATATAGATCGGTATCGGTATTCTTATATGTAGTGGCATATAGAGAGGATGAATCTGTACCAATCGCCATAATATCATAATTTGAGAACATGGGGTTTACCGAGAGTTCTTTACTTCTTACTAAAACCCCGTTTATGAAAATATCTACCATATTTTCGTTATATGTAAAAACAATGTTATTCCATTTCTGATACGGCATAATATCAGTATCAATCATAATGGGTTCTGGTATGCCTGATATGGGGTCTACCTGCTTTTGACTATCCACATATATCTTATAGTATCCATTATATGAAGTATCAATCGCATATGTGATCTGCGGATGGAATGATGTACCCGATGCCGTAATATCTAATGATTTTGCAGTTGGTAAATTTTCTGGGTCATTTGGTATACCATCCAAAAGCGTACTCGGTACATAAGTTGACCCATAATAGAATATATTGGACTCGGAACCCACGGGTATACGCGATGTATTCGGCGGATTCAAGAAAACCCACATTGAAATCGAGAAATTCGAACGTACATTTGTCATATTATTATTCCCCCCATCTTTAAATATTTTATTCCCACTAATATCTATATCTACAGTCATAGTATTCGTCGTAATGGTTCGCACTTCACCGGAATCCAATGATGTCAATTGATTGAGGAAAACGGCATCACTCTGTATGATAACACCGTCACCCTTTATATATGACTGTAATAGGGGCATAGCATAGATAAATAATAATATTAGACAAATTTCTATTACGAAAAGTGTAAAGAAAATCTGCGGTGTGGAATAGAAATCCTTCAATACATATCCTATAAAATCATTTACTAAACACGGAATATAAAATATAAGATTCGTAATAAATCCGATCCACCCCTTATTACGTTTTAAATTATTCATGATCAAGTTCGCGCTAAGCATAAGTCCTATAAAAATGATGAAAAACACGCAAATATTGATCAAATAGCCGATAATGACATTCTTCGAAATATCGGTTGAAATATATATGTATATGAGAACGACCAATCCTAATAGTCCAATAATAATATATAAGGTTTGACTCGTCAATTTACCGCCTAATAGAAGGAAAAATGCGAATAGAAGGGGGGCTATAACACCGATGGTATAGAGATATGGTCTTTGTATTAATGTTTTTGGGTCAGTGGATGCTAAATAGAGTATATATATGCTTATACCTAAAAATATAATAATTCCTATTATTTTTAATATTTTTTCACTTACTTTTGATAAAATATCTGTCAACGTAATTTCCATTATATTTACTATACATTTGTCATATAGAAGATTTATTCTATATGACATACATGTTCTAATCACGTTCTACAGATTTTCCATCGTCGTCTTTTCCCCATGGCATTCGCGACATAGTGCGACTAAATTATCTATATGATTACTACCGCCATACTCCAACCGGATTTTATGATCTACTTCGAACCATGCCGTCAATTGTTTCTGGCAATTCCCACAATGCCAGTTTTGCCTCGATGCCACGAACTTCTTCTTCGTCTCACTGACCGATCTCTTGGTCGCTTTCGTCCCCGACTTCAACATCCGCTTTTCATACGGCGAAACAGGCGCACTAAGTGTATTCAATGGCAATATAGGATATTGTGTCCCCTCTGCGCCGAAATTCTGTTTCGATGTAAAGTCCAATATAGGTGATATTATATTGGTCGTACCCTTATCTATCGGTAAATATTTGATATAATCATTCGACGCCATAATCATCTGACTCGCATTAAGTGGATTATGTTTGATCATCCAATAGACGAAAAATGCACCCACTACTACAGCGGCCATCTGGTAATATTTCTTCCATTTAAATAGCATTTTGGTATATTTCCCATCCGTATAAATATGCGCCACTACAAGTACAGTGGCGAGAAAAAGTATTATTTCTATACGCATCCCCCTTTCTATAATAGAGTCATATAATATTTCTATAGGACATTATCTATCTGACCAATACAGAATAAAAAAGAAACATATCATCAAAAACCCCAATAAAATATATTTCTTCTGGATTTTGAATTTATCAGATAGAGAAATCTGTTTGGGTTTATACTCCGCCAAATATTTCTCGATTGCGGCATCATATGATATCTCCTCTTTCCCTGTCATATAGTTGATTCTATTATGTATGAAATAGACCCAGCGGATAAAGGAATCGCGGTTTGTCAAATAGGGTGTTACTGGATATTTATCTAAAATCTCACTAAATTTATTACCAATCTCGGTGGAAGGTATGAAAATGGGGAGGTTTTGTATGAAATCATAGTATTTCCTCTTTATGACATCGTTCGGATACATAGGATAGGTCATCGCAATCGTCATGAGGAAGAACCAATAATGCGGTCCCCACGTATTTGGGTCATAATGCATTATTATATGATAGAAAGGATATAAAATTATTTGTCATATAGACTTAGTTCTATGATAAAAGATTATAAACACGGGTCATGTAATAATTGTGGGAAATACGGGCATATGTTCTATCAATGTAAAATGCCGATTACAAGCATAGGTATCATCGTATTCCGCCGTAAAAGAGATCAAATACAATATTTGATGATAAGACGGAAAGATACTTTAGGATTTATCGAGTTTATTCGGGGTAAATATTCGATTTATAATAAAGAATATATCCTGAATCTGCTAAACGAAATGACGGTAGAAGAAAAGAAATGTTTGAGAACCAAGTCTTTCCACGACTTATGGAATGGCATATGGTCAAATATAGATAATATCCAATATAAGAACGAAGAATCCATTTCTTTCGATAAATATAATGCCCTTAAAAGCGGTATTATACAACAGAATGACCCCACCGAAGTCATATATACTCTAGATTCTCTATTGGACGAATGCGAGAACCGGTGGTCAGAACCCGAATGGGGGTTTCCCAAGGGAAAGCGGAATACGAACGAGAAAGACTACGACTGCGCCCTGCGCGAATTCTGCGAAGAAACGGGTTATAATAAGAAACATTTGAGATTAGTCGAGAACATAGCACCTTTCGAAGAGGTATTCATGGGATCGAATTATAAGTCCTATAAACATAAGTATTATTTGATGTTTATGGAGGAAGAAGTAGATGTAAATCATCTATATGACAATTTCGAAGTGAGTAAAATAGAATGGAAAACATACGAAGAATGTTTGACTTCCATAAGGGATTATAATTTAGAAAAGAAGCGGATTATTGAAAATGTACATCATACGCTTTTAGAGTACAGCATCATATAAAAGATATTATACCATTATATATAGAGTATATAATGGATATAAGTAATAAAAATACTAGGAAGAAAAGATGTAAAAATGGGGAACATAGAGACCCTAAAACGGGGGAATGTATACCCAAGACGGTAAAGGCCGTTCCTATACCTATTGAAGCCATTGAAGATAAAAGACCTATAGGACAAGAGAAAAATAATAAGACGAAATGTAAAAAAGGCCAGCGGTGGGATAATAAAACGAAAAGATGTTTGGAAATGACGAAAGAAATGCGGGAATATAAATTTATATTACGTAAAAATCAGAGATTGAGAAAGAAGGGTTTACCTGAAGAACCTTTACCTGCATATCCTATAAAGGATTATGCCACGCCCGTAGAAGGCGCACCATCCGAAAGTTCGCCGGTAGAGTCAAATAGAAATGATTCTTCTTTACCCGATGAACTATCTCCTATTGTAATACCCGAAACACCTACTCCATCTCCAGAACGGAAAGAGAGGGAGTCCGATGGGGAGTCACCCGAAGGCGAGTCAGAAGGTGAGGTCGAAGGGGAGTCCGAAGGGGAGGCACCCAAAGGCGAGTCCGAAGGGGAGTCCGAGAGTCAAATAGAAAATATTCTATATGACCCTACGGCTACACCATTGGCCAGAGAACTCGCTGAATATGAAGCGTCCAAGATACCCGATCCTTCGGGTCTTGACCTCTATCCCACAATAGACGACGCCGATTTTGCGAATAAAATCGCAGCCAGAAAAGAATTCGCCGAAACTAAATACGAAGGCGAGATACATCCTATAGAGAAATATGCCAACCAACTCTGTTCCGCCAAATTCGAACTCCTACCCCACCAAATGTTCGTCAAGAATTTCATGTCCTATCAGACACCTTATAACGGCCTCTTATTATACCACGGCCTGGGTTCTGGTAAAACTTGTAGTGCGATTGGTATCGCCGAAGAAATGCGGTCATATATGAAACAACTCGGTATTTCCAAGAAAATATTCGTCATCGCATCCCCCAATGTCCAAACCAATTTCCGCGCACAACTATTTGACCCCGATAAGTTAGTCGAGATAAACGGCGAATATCAATTCAATTCCTGTATTGGTAATTCGCTATTACAAGAAATCGATCCCACCCAACTTCGCGGCCTATCCAAAGACGATATTCAGCGTAATGTCTATCATATAATAAAATCGAATTATCAATTTATGGGATACGGCGAATTCGCCAATTTCATCGAGAACCAAATCACCAATACTGGAGAGGGTTTCACAGAAACAGAACAGAAGCAACGGCGTATACAAAATATCCGCGCGCATTTCAATAATCGGCTTATCATCATTGACGAGGTACATAATCTCCGTATAACAGAGGATAATACCGTCATAAATAAACGTATATCGGTTTTGATGAGCGAAATCGCAAAATATAGTAAGAATATGCGATTGCTTCTCCTATCGGCCACACCTATGTATAATAACTATAAGGAAATCATCTGGCTAACGAATCTGCTGAATTTGAACGACGGCCGCGCACCCATCGAAGTGGCCGATGTTTTCGATAAAGACGGTGAATGGGCACCCTCCAATAAAGCAACAGAAGAGGATGGCCGATCACTACTCGCCCGTAAACTCAATGGCTATGTATCCTACGTCCGAGGTGAGAACCCCTACGTATTCCCATATAGGATCTATCCCGCCACTTTCTCACCAGAACGCGTTCTCAATAAATATCCTATAAGACAAATGAATCAGAAGGAGATCGAAGAACCTATGAAGCATATTCCAGTCTATATGACAAATATCGGAGAATATCAGGCCCGGGGTTATAATGCGATCATCCAATATCTAATGAATCGTACATATGGGGATAGACAATTACCGAGTTTCGAGAACATGGAGTCTTTCGGATATTCCTATCTATTTGGTCCTATAGAATCATTGAATATGATATATCCAAACGACGCCATCAATCGAATTACGGAAGGTGGCGCCGAATTGGGGGAAGATGAAAGTTCTCGAATATACGGGAAAAATGGGCTACAAAGTATCATCGAATATAAGACGAATGTGAAACCCTACCCTCTGAAATACGATTTCGAATATCGGTCGAAAGTGGTCGCGAAATATGGGCGTGTATTCAGTCCTAATGAGATTGCGAAATATAGTAATAAAATCGCCCATATATGTGACTGTATTCGTAAAGCGAAGGGGATTGTTCTCATATATTCCCAGTTTATAGAGGGTGGGTGTATTCCAATGGCCCTCGCCTTAGAGGAAATGGGGTTCTCGCGATATGGAACGGCGGGGTATACTCGTAATCTATTCCGAAAGAGTCCTATAGAATCCATTGATTCGAGAACTTTGAAACCTAGGTCGCAAGTCGACCCCGTGGAATTCCGTCCTGCGAAATATGTTCTCATAACGGGGGATCAGAATTATTCCCCTAATAATGCCGCGGATATCAAATACGTCTCCGGCCGAAATAATGCGGACGGTTCCATGGTCAAAGTCATTATTATATCAAAGGCGGCGTCGGAGGGTCTCGATTTCAAATGTATCCGGCAGATCCATATTATGGACCCCTGGTATCATATGAACCGTATCGAACAGATTATAGGACGCGGGGTACGTAATTTGAGCCATTGTGCCCTCCCATTCGCCGAACGCAATGTAGAAATCTATATGCATGCGACCCAACTGGCCGACCCAGATGTCGAGGCCGCCGATCTCTATATGTATCGTATCGCGGAGAAGAAAACGGTTCAAATAGGGAAAGTCACCCGGGTTCTCAAAGAAATCGCAGCAGATTGCCATTTGAATTATTCCCAGACGAATTTCACAGTTGAGAACCTGGCACAACTAGACGAGAACCAGAATATCGAACTATCCCTCGCATCGGGGAAGAAGGTCATATATAAGATTGGTGATAAACCATTTACCGAGATATGCGACTATATGGATAATTGCGCATTTAAATGCGCCGTCCCCCCTACACCGAATCCCAAATTAATCGCCGATACGTATAATACGGGGTTCATGCAGAATAATATACAGAATATCGAACAGAGAATCCGCGAACTATTTCGAGAACAAACGGTCTATAAACGCGACCAATTAATCGCCGCCATCAATATCAGGAAGAAATATCCTATAGAACATATTTACTATGTGATTACGCAGTTGGACGATATCGTCGACCCCTATGGCCGTATGGGCAGTCTTATAAATAAGGGCGAATATTACGCCTTCCAACCGAGTGAAATCGCGGATGAAAATATATCTATATATGACCGTACCGTGCCCCTGGATTATAAACGAGAACATCTAGTCATGGAAATCGGAAAACGGCCGCAAAATAGAAATATCCTATCAATGAATAATAAAAATAGTCAAATAGAAAAGAATTACCAGGATATTATCAAGGATTTGAGAAAGAATATCGAGAACATGTATAGTAAAACCCTCGTTATAAGGGGGGGCGACGATGATTGGTTTAAAAATATCAACTATATGACAGATATATTATACGAAAATCATAATATAGGACCCCTCGATCTGAATAAATACGCCATACAACACTATTTAGATACGATTCCGGTACAAGATAAAATCGTCCTCCTGAAAGAATTATTCGACGGTCGAGAACATGAACTCGCAGAAGACGAGCGTATGATATACCAGTATATGGAGAAATTCATCGTACAATTCGGCGAGAACCGAATGGGTATATTTATGTCGGATGGGCAGAAAAATGCGATTTACGTAGGTCAAATAGAAAATAATGGAATAATCCTATGGGACAATGGTTCCGCCGATGACTATCTACATATACCCGACGATTTACGCGTAAACCCTGCGAATATATCGAATATATTCGGATTCATATCCCCCTATAAGACGGGCGAAATGGTATTTAAAATAAAGCAGAGGAATGCTAAGCGGAATAAAGTGGGTGTTAAATCCATAAACGCGGATTTACTTTTGATTATAAATAAAATAAACGAACTCGCTGGAAAATCCATCTATAATAAAAATCCGTTTAATAAAAAAGTGGGGATATGTATCCTATTAGAAATACTTATGCGAGAACATTTAGAAAAGCATGGGGATACGAAACCCATCGTATTCTTCCCCCCTGAATTAGCCATCATAAATAATATATATGAACTATAACCCCTACCCCTACCCTCTGAATGGTCATATAGAATATTTTCTATAATTATTCTATATCATTCTATATCACAATGCGTAAAAACGTGACGATAAAGAAATTCAAATCCCTCATGACGAAACCCGAACCCGCGAAAAAAGGGATCACTTTTTCCATTGAGAAAATAGATGATTCGAATAACTATATTATAAAGAAATACGTAAATGGTAAATTGAATAAACAAAAGGTTGTTTCCAATAAAAAATTAAAATATTTAGTTCAAAAACAAGTAAAGAAATTGAAGAATAAAACCGCGAAAAAAGGGGGAAAGGGAAAGGGAGATGGATTAAGAGAAGCGGAAAAAGTACAAAAAGTAGAAGTTCATGTTCAAGATAAAACTTTTGTGCAAAATATGAAAGAAGGGGCTGCATTTGGTTTAGGTTGGGAATTAATGGAGACAGCAATTGAGTCAATCTTTAATAGTGATTAGGGTATAAAATTGATGCAAAAAAATCATATAAAAGATAAAATATATCATCATATTAGTAAAGATGGACGTAATGAGAAAGAAACCCCAATTCCGTAATAATATCTATTTGAATTCCGTTCTAACAATAAAGGTCCATATGCCAATCGGTCATATAGGAAGTAATATTGAATCGAATTTGAAACATTTGATCGCGCATAAAATCGAGGGCCGTTGTATCGACGAGGGCTATGTCAAAAAGAATTCTATTCGTATCATGACATATTCTTCGGGGAAAGTAAACGGCGACCTAATCGAATTCCACGTGACATTCGAATGTATGATTTGCCATCCTATAGAAGGTATGATTGTGAATTGCCGGGTCAAAATGATAAGCAAGGCGGGAATACACGCCGAAGTCATTGATGATGAAGATACCGTTCCCGTGGTCATATTCATTGCCCGCGATCATAATATGGTGGATTCGAAATATAAGGAGACGAAAGAGAATTTCGAGAACCTGAAGAAAAACGAGAATCTCAATATTCAAGCGAGAATTATAGGAATCAGATTCGAATTAAACGATCCGAATATATGCGCAATAGGCCATATTATGCAAGATAGAGAAAACTAATACAAAAGAAGTCATATAAAAAAGTATAGTATATTCTTTTATATGACAGAATCTATAATAGATAAAGAAAAGATAAAAAGAGATATCGAGAACATGGATAAAAATCATCATATAGAAATTCTGAAAATCATACATAAAAGTTCGAATACGATTATAAACGAAAATAAAAGTGGGGTTTATATCAATCTCTCTTTTTTATCGGACGAAACTATACGGGAAATTCAGAAATACGTGGATCATGTCAAATACCAAGAAGAATTATTGATACCTATCGAATCCCAGAAAAAGACTCTGAAGAATACGTTTTATTCGAATGAAGAAGAAAACACGCCGTTATTTTCTGCTACCTCTATGGGCGATTCGTCGCACTCTTATAAGGAAGTCCCAATTGAATATATCACAAAACCTAATAAAGATAACAATGTATCTATATTTAGTTACGAATGACCTCAAAATACTTGAACGAATTATTTTATCATGAATCTGATTTTTCATTTGATAAAATAGAACCTTTTTTCTTTACATATCAAATGTGTAATAGTCTATCTGACACTACGGCGCCAGCCCATACCGAAAGTCATATAAAAGAAAATATCAATGACTTCCTACCCAAATGTGGGGACAGGGCGGCGAAGCCGCCCATAGAAAATATTCTATTGGATACTACGGCGCCACTCCATACAGCAAGTCATATAAAAGAAAATATAGAACATAAAAACGACATGTCACAAAAAGGTGGGGACAGGGCGCCCTTTGAGCCCAACCGCCCCGATAAATTATTCTGGGCCATTTTCACCCATGTCTACGGCCGCGAAGAATATGATTCTATAGGACATTCCTACGGAAACCGCGCACTAGAAGAAAAGACCAAAATCGGAAGTCATATAAAGAAAAATACAGCAGCATTTAAAACCACAATGAACTATAAAATCACAAATGTGATGATACAAGAAATCCAATCCGAACTTATGACGATGCATTCGAAAACGAGTCATATAGAAATTATTGCTATGGCATTCTATTACGGGATCGATATCGTCCTATGTTTCGAGAATAATACCTATATGACATTCTCGGGATCAAACTCGGGTAATAGAAATGAAGGTGTAGACCCCCTTTGTATTATATATCCACGGGGGAATACATATAGGTTGGAAATGCAGCCAAATAGCCAATTGCTGGATAATATGTTCAAACACCATCATTATTTAAGGCCACTCAATGCAATATCCAACTATAAGACAGAAGAACTCTATGCGATTTGGCATAAATTGGGTATGCCACCTCTTACCGGGAAACCGAAAAAACAGGATATCTACCACGCAATCGTGGAGAATTTATCTAAAGTCTAAACGAATTGTCCCATAAAATTGATTAAATATAATATCACCGTACTATATATAATCACCATGAATACCGAAATGTCTAGACCCGATACGAAAGAAGATAAAAAAAAGGAAATGGCCAAACTACTCGATTTTTATTTAGAAGGTGGTAATCCTATGCTTTATTCTAGAGGGAAAAAAGAATTCGAAATCCGGTTCGGGTCAAATACAAGTGCTAGGTCACCCCTTTCGAAAATAGATTTCGATAATGTGATCAAGCAAATCAAAACCGCCGGATTCCGCACAGATAATGAAAAAGGCGTACATATGTTACGCGTACTTTTACGCCATGTGACGAATGAAGGCGCAATCGTTCAATCCAATGTCCGCGCGGAAATCCACGGTCTTGATCTTATAGAACAATATTGCGCACATAACAGTCTATTAAAACTCGCCGATAGTCCGGCAAATATCATGAAAGATAAAATATTCTTCACACAGAAGATCTCACCGAAAGGGACAGATGGTAAACCTATAAGACCCGTCGATTTCCACGATATGAATTTTCGCGTGGATTATAAGATAGAAAAAACGTTCAATATACGCGAGTCCGAATTCAACGATGAGACGAAATGGCAGAATTCGGAGAAGGCATTCCGTTATATTAAACGCTACCAATTCTACCACCCCGACTACCCCTTCTTCATCGATCTCAGTATAGTAAAATCGTCCAATAGAAAAGAGGGTAATCGTAATGAATACGTCCAGACATATACCATACAAGAATCCGGCGTATTTAATAATGTAGAAAAATACGAGATCGAAATCGAGATTAATAACCGCCGGGTCGGAACGGGAACGCCCTTCAATACCCCGGAATCGATCCTACATGAAATCCGTAAATGTAGCCGAATCATACTCAGCGGTATTCAGGGAACGAGTTATCCGATTTCGTTTACGGAACGCGACGTAGTCCTACAGTCATATATGAGATTATTACACGGGGATAAATATCAACCGAGAAAAGTCAAAGGTACGGATTTTATAGGACCCCAATCCAATACTCTTCAAATAGAGAATATCGCCGAAGTACAAGAAGGGTCAGATATGCCCAATATCCGCCAACATTATTCCGTCACGGAAAAGGCGGATGGAGATAGGCGTATGCTTTTCATCGACCCAGAGGGGAAAATCTATCTATTTGACATGACCATGAATGTCATATTCACCGGTTCCAAAACTAGCGATAAAGTCCTATTTAATAGTCTTATAGATGGAGAACATATCAAATTCGATAAATACGGGAAATCGATCAACTTATTTGCCGCATTCGATATTTACTATGTGAATGGGAAATCCGTGAGAGAAAAGGCCTTTATCCCGGAAAAAGAGGATGATCTATTACAGAATTTCCGCCTCCCCATTTTGAACGAAGTCATAGAGAAACTCAAAGTGAAATCGATCCTACCGGAAAATAATCCGATATGGAGAGAGTCGACGAATAAAAAAGGCGAAACATTTTGGATCGACCAAAGAAATGGCGTCTTATCAAAAACCCGTCCTATAATCAATCCGACCTGTGTACTCCGTGTACAATGTAAAGAGTTTTATGCATCCGCCGATATTTTCCAAGACTGTTCTACTATCCTTTCGAAAATAGACGATAAAGCCTTCGAATATAATACAGATGGTCTCATATTCACACCGACGAATATGGCTGTAGGTGGGTCAACAGTGGGCGTGGCCTCCAAACTATATAAGGCCGTATGGAAATACTCATTCAAATGGAAACCCGTGTCACATAATACGATTGATTTCTTAGTCACAACCGTGAAAGACGATACGGGGAAAGATAAAATCCACCATAGTTTCCAAGAAGGTCTTAATCTCCAAGGTTCTCAAAATATTGTCCAATATAAGACTCTCGTTCTCATGTGCGGATATAATAAGAAAAACGGGCTTATGAATCCATTCCACGATCTGATCCACGGTAAAATTCCGAATGAGGGGGAGTTCGATGGAGAAGAAGATGCATACGAGGCCGTACCATTTATTCCCACAAATCCATATGACGCAGAGGCCTGTCTTTGTAATATCGCATTACACGATAGTGGCAATGGATTCTATATGACAACGGAACCAGAAGAAGCCGATAAGACCAATCTAGACGATACTGGGTCGATAACACGGGATAATGGTCATATAGAAGATTTTGAAAGTGGTATCTCGACCAAGAAACACGGCGATATTTTCGAGGATATGATGATTGTCGAATTCCGATATGATAAGAAAGTGGTCGATCCTAAATGGCGTTGGAAACCGATCCGTGTCAGATATGATAAAACCAGCGAACTTTTACGCGGTATCCCTAATTATGGGAATGCATTCCACGTGGCGGATAATAACTGGCGGTCTATTCACCACGAGATTAGCCCGGAGATGTTGAAAACGGGGGAGAACATACCGGAGATTTCCATCGAATCCGATGCTTATTATAATAGAACATCCGGCGAAAGATTCACCGAGGCCATGCGTAATTTCCATAATCTATTTGTCAAACAGAAACTAATCAAGGGAGTGTCAAATAATAATGGTACGGATATGCTGATTGATTACGCAGTGGGTAAGGCGGGCGATCTATCGAAGTGGATACATTCCCATTTGAAATTCGTATTTGGAATAGACCTATCCCATGATAATATTCATAATACGAAAGACGGTGCATGTGCCCGGTATTTAAAAGCCTGTACGAAATATAAGAAATTACCTGCGGCCCTTTTCATCCAAGGTAATAGCGGATTCAATATCAGAGAAACGGGTGCCGCATTCCCGGGAGATAAAGATAGTAAAGAGAAGAAGATTGCGGAGGCCGTCTTCGGTAAAGGTCCTAAAGATGCCATGGTATTAGGCAAGGCGGTATATGATAGATATGCCGATGCGGAGAATGGGTTCCAAATCAGTTCGTGTCAATTCGCCCTCCATTATTTCTTCGAGAACCCCAAATTGCTACATGGGTTTCTCCGGAATTTGGCAGAATGTACGGCGATGAATGGTTATTTCATTGGTACGTGTTATGACGGCCGTACAGTATTCAATGTTCTCTCAAGGAAGAAGAAGGATGAGAGTTTCATCTTCAAAAAGATGGTCCGAGGTAGAGAACAGAGAATATGCGAAATCAAAAAGATGTATGACGAAACGGGATATCGGGACGACGAGACCTCGATAGGTTATCCTATATCGGTATATCAAGACTCGATCAATAATTATATCGTAGAATACTTGGTTAATTTCAACTATTTGACACAACTCCTGGAGGACTACGGCTTCAGTCTCATAACAAAAGAAGAGGCGAATCATATGAAACCGGATCCTCTTCCAAATGCGACGGGTATGTTCAGTGAACTCTTCGAGATGATGGAACAAGAAATCAAAGAGACGAATGGGAAATCGCGGGCCTATTATGGAAAGGCGGTCAATATGTCAGAGGAGGAGAAAGATATTTCCTTTATGAATCGCTATTTCATTTTTAGAAAAATGCGTACCGTGAATGCGGCTAAATTAGAGAAACACTTTCTAAGAAAACATAATTTCGACGATGAAGACGAAGAAGATAATCGGTATATTAGAGAGATGAAGGGTCAAATAGAAATATTGGAAAAAGAAGAGAAACCGATTAAGAAGCGGATTCGTAAAACGAAGGCGACTATTGCCTTGGAACCCGCCGAAAAACCCGTCGATAATATTGTATTTGAATTGGATATAGAGCCCGAGAGAACCGAGAAAAAGGAAGAAGTGAAAAAAGAAAAGAAACCCAGAAAACCGAGAGAGAAAAAACCATTGGAAGAAGGTCATATAGAAAAAGAAAAAAAGCCTAGGAAACCAAGGGCAAAGGGACGAGAGAAGAAGGAAGAAGAGAAGAAGGAACAAGAGAAGAAGGAACAAGAGAAGAAAGAGGAAAAATAATCATATAAATACAAAATCATATGATTTATATGTCATTCTATTTATTACCAAGATTACATAATAATTTTAAAAAAAACGTATATTTTTTATTGGAAAGTCCTATAGAAAAAATAGAACCAGTTATATCAAATTCCATGGCATCTTATTTATATGGCATAAAAGAGAATATCACATCCCGCGAAAAACAATGGGATACATATAAGAAATATACTAACCCATGTGAATATATCCATTCTATTATCCCCTATAAGAAACGTAGCGTATCGAAATATAAACCCCTCTCTCGTTCGTTCTCGAAAATGATTGAGATTACCAAAATATTCAATATGCTATTGGAAAAGGGTCCTATAAAATCATTCCACTTGGCCGAAGGCCCAGGGGGATTCATCGAAGCCCTCGCATGGCGCCGACAATGTCCGGATGATCAATATATTGGCATGACGCTTTTATATGATAAGAATGATTCGAATATCCCCGGATGGAAGAAGACCCAACAGGTTCTCAAAGAATACCCCAATATCTTTATAGAAAACGGCGCAGATGGGACGGGAAATATACTATCCGTCGAGAACTTGCGCCATTGTATAGATAAATATGGTCATTCGATCGATTATATTACAGGCGATGGCGGGTTTGATTTCTCCGGCGATTTCAATCGTCAAGAAGAATTCATCGCCCGGCTTTTATTCGGCCAAATCGTATATGCCATTCGTATGCAAAAACCGGGGGGTACATTCATCCTCAAGATATTCGATTCCTTTATGCAACATACCATAGATGCGATTGCCTTTTTATCCGCGTCATATAAAAATGTTTATTTGACTAAACCGCAGACGAGCAGATATGCCAATTCGGAGAAATATTTGGTATGTATAGATTTCATTGGGAATACGGCGGTAGAGGATTCTATTCTATATGACCAGTTCGCCCGAATGTGCGATAACCCAGATGCGCCTATTTATCGGATGATTTCGAAACCCGTACCATATTATTTCATACAGAAATTAGAGGAATATAATGCGATATATGGCCAAAAACAGATACATAATATTAATTTTACTATTTCGATTATAGAGAATAAATTCAAACAAGATAAAATAGACGAATTGATTAAAACGAATATACAGAAATCGGTGGATTGGTGTATCAAATATGATATTCCTTATTATTCGATGAATAATATGAATATGTTTTTGGTATAAAGTCACGCCTATTTGTATAATAAATATTCCAGCGGGGTTTCGTTTTTGTCCAATAGAATAGATTGTCCTATTTTATTCACATAGATATTATAAACGGATTCGCTAAAAAGTCTCAAATAAACAAAATATATCAAGAATAGCGTAAATGTCACATAGATATCATTCGGTAGATTCATTCTATATGGTTGTAATAAATATAACGGAATGATTTTGAGAACCAGAATACTGATTACATATTTCGCAATAATATACCAGTTCGCATTTTTTACAAATATATAACATAAAACGCATAGGTTCTCAAAAAGGGCACATAGGAGGGCGAATTTGGGATTACCATATTTGATAAAATGTTCTACTGTTTTACTCTTTTTCAGAAAATTTACTCTAATATAATATATTAAAAACCATGCGATTAACCAATAGGAAAAAATGTAATCCGCACGAATCATCATATCATATAGTGATATTTTTATCTATTTTATAGTGTCATATAAAAATTATTCTATATGACATAAGAGAACCTATTTATGACAATTCGATTTATCTGAAATACATACGACTTTCCCATTACTCACGTAAGGATATTTCGTATCTGGATACCCCAATTGTACTTTTACTGTATATGGGTTCTCAGAAACGCCATATGCCATAGCATTCGCCGTCGAAGTTCCTATATATTTTATCATATTATTCGCGGTGGTCGTAAGTGCGTTATATTTTTTACGTAGGATTGCCGCACTCGATGATACTGCGCCTTGTTGGGCGAATTTAGAATTACTTGGCTTATAGTTAACTCTCGCATAATTCGGATTTAATAAATGATTGGTATTTGATGCTGATTGCTTATTCCTTATATTTGTATCGGTTGGTAATTGATTATAATTTCCCGCGGTGAAACCGATTACTTGTTGAATACCCGTTTGTGGAATTATAAAATATGGCATGTTTTGCGAAAAATTATAAGATGATAACGCTGTATTGGTTAATTTATCCGTATAAGCAGAATAGTCACTTACATTCGCATTCGTGGATTGTAGCAAAATCAAATTATTTATATTATCATATGCGATGGTTAATAATTGGGCAATCTGTTTATTCGCGATATTTATCAAATAGGTATTATTTTGATATAGTTGTCCATTGAATGCAGATACGAATGAATTGAAGTTATATGACCCAGGTGGGATAGTGATTGTTTGGGTAGTACCATTGATCCATACATATTTGAAAGAATCATTTATTCCTTTATTAATAATCACACTATCGCAATAACTGATACCTCCCGCCGAATATATATTCGTAGCTGCGGCACCTGGACCCGGTGTAAGCGATGGGTTTCCCTGTCTCAAATAGGCATATTCATTCGTAGAATATGAAAGATTCCGACTAATCAAATATTGGGCCGTATTTGTACAATAAGAGGCATTATTCTTAGTAGGATTATAAACCCGTTTTATCATACCCGCACTCCTTACGCGCTTTCTCGCATTACATGCCTGATCCGTTATACATATTTGATTATTACATACTGTCTTACACATACCCGGTAATTCAGTAGTATTATTCGGGATTTTGAGATCGACCGTATCACATATACCGACGGGGTTGGCGATTTTCGAGGAGACCACTGTCGACCCCGGCATATTCAAATAATCGATTTTATTGGAAATACGCCGATTACTTATGAAAACCGGATTGGTCTTAATACCAGGATTAATTCCGCCGTATATACCAAGTTCTCGACGATAGATTTTCAGAGGCTGTGGCATACGTAATTGACGCGGGGTCAATGTCTTGGCATTATTTTGATTCTGTTGAATAGCGCTAGATATTTGGGTAAAAGTACGGCCCTTCCACGGAAAATACGTATTTGTCATATAGAAAATATTTGCATATGGGTTAAAAGCACGTGACATATATTATCTTGTTATACTAAAATCTTATAATAAAATATGATAAATAACATAAATAGATTTCCTATATTTGAATAGAGTTTATATGAATATTATTATACCTTATACAAAATTCGAAACGGATTATATCTTCTTTATCGAGAAAAAGTCTTTTCGAAAACCCATTAACTCCGATATTATAGAAAATGATAAATGGTATAATACAAATAAAATGACTACTGGGAATTATACTAAAATCATGTATTCTACTAAATATTTTTCTATGAATGGGGTTTATTTATCATTTCCAATAATAATTTCGACCATAAATAAAACCCATATTAATATTTCTCTATCTGACCTATCCGATGATTTTTTATATGCGATGAAGAATATAGAATCAGAATGCCTCGCATTTTATGCGGATTTCTATGAAATAAATAAACGCCCCGTATATCACTTATGGAATCAATTGATGAGTGGTTCTATAAAGTATTATCGCGAGAACCATGGTTCTCAACTCTATCTCAAAATTTCGGGGATATGGGATACCGAAATCGAATACGGAATTACTTATAAAATAATTATGGCATAAAGTCATATAGATCGGATTCTATATAATCCTTCTATATGACCTGTATACCGAAAATATTACATCAGATATGGATCGGTCCATTGGCCGCACCCTCCAATCTCATGGCGACGTGGCGCGAAAAACACCCCGATTTCGAATATATTTTATGGAACGAGGCGGAGATAGAGAAACGGGGGCTCCTACTCGAATGCGAGAAACAAATAGAAATCATGGGGGAAATCAATGGGAAGGCGGATATTATCCGATGGGAGATTCTCTATAAATATGGGGGCTATTTCGTAGATGCGGATTCGATTTGTATAGAACCTTTCGATGCCTTTTTCGAGAACCAGACCGCATTCGCCACTTTCGAGAACGAGACGGTACGTAAGGGGTTAGTCGCCACTGGTACCATGGGTTTCGTACCCGGGCATCCTATATGCAGGGATATTATCGACTGGATAAAGACCCCGGAGGCCGAAGAAACAATCCGTAATTATCGGGCTTGGTATAGCGTGGGTCCTGCGCTTCTCACGAAAATGCTGGAAACGAAGAAATATCGCGATGTGGCGATTTACCCGAGTTATTGCTTCCTACCGAACCATTTCACGGGGCCTAAATACGATGGACATAAGAAAGTCTATGGTTATCAAGAGTGGGGTACTGCCAAACAATCCTATGAGACCATGAACCAAGTCGTCCTTCCGCCCGAATTTCGAGAACCTGAACTATGGATTTCCGTACTGATTACGAGTTATAATACGAATCCCTTTTTCGTAAGGGAATGCTTACAATCTATTCGGAACCAGAAGGGATATTTCGGTATCGAGGTCGTATGGATAAACGATGGGTCAAATAGGGATTGTACTATTGGACTAGAACGCGAATTGGACGATTTCCGGCAGAATACCCGATTTTGTAGGGTCATATATAAACATTTACCAGAGAACCGTAGGACGGCCTATGCATGTAATCGGGGTCTGGAATTATGTACTTGCGAACTGGTTTTCAAGATGGATTCGGATGATATTATGCTTCCGCAAAGAATGCAAAGTCAAATAGACTATATGACAAAGAACCCGGGGGTAGTCTGTTGTGGCGCGAATTTACGTATGTTCTCGAATCCAGATATTGAGAACCTGGCGGTTAAGACATTTGGGAGAACGACCAGTCACCAAGCGAAGATGACATGGGATGAATTATATAGGACAAAGTCGGATTGGTATATCAATCATCCGACTTTATGCTATCGTAAATCGAAAATATTGGAAGTGGGGGGGTATGACGAGACAGATAGGAGATTGGATATTACACACGAGGATTATGAATTGATGGCGAGGTTACTTAGGAAATATGGAGAACTTCATAATATGCCGGATGTTTTATTGTTATATAGAATACACCCGGATCAATTGACGCATGGTTTACAGTCGTTTTCCGAAGAAAACGTTAAACTGAGAGAGGACATAATCTGCAGGGCAGGGGAACCTCCCGGCGGTAGTGTCAGTGTGCCCCATTCGGGGCACATCGACATAGGTTCCCCCCGCGCCCCCCTCCCTTGCAAGGGAACCTACGGTTCCCCCCGCGCCCCCCTCCCTTGCAAGGGAACCTACGGTTCCCCCCGCGCCCCCCTCCCTTGCAAGGGAACCTACGGTTCCCCCCGCGCCCCC